GCGGGGTCACCGACGAGGGCGGTCCTGGCTTTGCTGGAGGGGTGGGTGCGGCCGGCGGAGGGGGCGGTGATGACGTAGCCGCCTTCGCCGCGGGTTTCGATAAGGGTGTAGATCTTCTGGTCGGGGTTGGTCGCGAGTTCAGCTGTGGTGGCGGGCCGGCGGGCGAGTTTCAGGTTGCCGCGGGTGGTGCCGTTGACGCGGTATAGCCAGTGCAGCCCGCCGGAGGGGGTGAGCTCGAGGTAGCCGTCGTTGAGCCGTTTCCACAGGTCGTTGAGATCGTTGTCGGTGATGGCGGCTGTGAGCCGGTCGAGGAGTTCGGTGACGGCGCGGCCTTCGAGCTCGAACATTTCCAGGTTGCCGGACACTTTGCCGCAGACGAGGCCGATGCCGTCGTAGGCGCCGTTGCTGGTCCAGGCGGCGATTTGGTCGCGGCGGGGCGGGGCGGTCATGTATTGCTTCCAGAACGCGGCTGGGGCCTTGCTGCCGTCTGGGCGTGCGGGTACGACGCAGCAGCCGCTGTCGTGGAAGGCGAGCGCAGCGTCGTGCAGGGTCACGTGGGGCCTCCGGTTCTGGGGCGAGGTGTTCAGGTGTGGCTGGCGGGCTCCTCGGGGTAGCGGTCGGTCTGGTGGGGCTGCTGGGGGTTCGCGGCTGCCCTGTCCTCCTGCCTGTTGTCTTGGCCCAGGTCTTTAGCCATCTTCAGGAGTTCCCGGCATGCGGGGCAGCAGTGGGGGTTGAGGGGTTGCAGGTCGGGGGTCACGGTTCGCCTCTCGCGATGCGGGCGCAGTCCAGCGCGGTTTCGTCATAGCCGCCGCGTGAGGCGTTGTACGCGTCGATGTTCAGCGCGATGGTTTCGGCTGTTTCGCTGGCGGGTGCCCAGCCGAGGTTGCGGAGCGCGGTGATGGCGGCCTGGGCTAGCGGCATCTGCCCGCTGGTGTCGCAGACGGCTAGGTCTTCGCTCCATGTGCAGTACGGTGCACCGTCCGCGCGTTCGTTGCAGGCTGCGTCGTGGATGGCCTCCGCGATCGCTGTCGCTGCCTGGTCGTCGGGTGCATTCACCGCTGCCCCCCGCTGGCCCAGTATTCGAAACGGTCAGCCTTGCGACTCAGTTCAATCATCGCGTCAAGTAGCCGGTCGTACAGGGCTTCCTCTTCCGGGTCGCCAGGCTCGGTGGCGATCTCCCACTCAATCGCCATCAATCCTCCCCCCATGTGTCAGCGTCGCCGGGCTCGTAGTCGCCCTCCTGGTAGTGCGGGTCGTAGTCCTCCTGCTCGGCTCGGCGTCGGCAGTAGCTCTCCTCCTCGCACGGGTCCAGCCCGCACATGTGGCAGCGGGTCATGACGCCGCTTGGTCGTCGGGCGTGTTCACCGCTGCCTCCGGAGCGTGCGCGGCGTGACGCGGAGCGGGCCGTCGTCGGGGCGGATGTGCCGCCAGCACACGGCCTGTTCGCGGCCGGTGTGGTCGTGTGGGAGTTCGGTGACGTAGTAGCAGACCTCGTCGGCTAGCAGCAGATGGCCGCAGCCGGTGGCCGCGCACAGGTCGTTTGCCATGGTGTCGTGGTCGTGTGTCGGGTGGCAGCAGTTCGTGTCGCGGATGAGGCAGTCCCAGGGGATCGTTTGCGCCCACGGGTCCATGAGCGCGTAGGTCTTGGTGTGGGTCACTCGCGGCCAGGTCATTACCGGTTCTCCTCGTCGTGTCCGCCAGCGGTGGGTTCGGCGGGGGCGGGTGCTGCTACCAGTGGAGCCGCAACGACCATTTCCCCGTCCTCGCCCCATTCCCAGCACCCGTGGCACACGAGTTGACCGTCGATGTCCTGCCAGTCATACCGCTCCAAGAAGGGCCAGCCCGTCATGTAGTCGCGGGCGTCTTCCTCGCTATCGAAGTGCGGCCGGTAGCCGTCGCCGTCTTCTAGGCGCTCCCCGCAGCGGTCGCACTCCACGACGTAGCACTCGATCTTGACGAGCTTCACGCCCGCTCCTCTCCGTCTGTGCCTGCCGTGGCGTCGGCCGCCGCTGCGGCTGGATTGCCGTGGAGCACGTATCCCATGATTCGGTGCTGGTGGCAGCGGAAATGCCATGTGTCGTCAAGCGAACGCCAGGCCGTCAGGGCGCTCGTGCCGCACCAGCAGCGGGGGTCGAGCCCGTCGACGCGCAGCATTTGTGTGCCGCTCACGCCCGCTCTCCTGTCTCGTCTGTGTCCTGGTCCCGCTCGCCTGGGTTGAGATCTCCCAGCGATCTCCCAGCCGCGCTTGGACTTGGCGCTGCGGCCTCGTGCGCGGTGCCGGCGGGCCAGTAGCGGTCACGCCCCGACAGATGCCTCCGCGCGAGTGCGCGGTAGCGGTGCGCGACGATGCCGCAGTCAGCCATTGGTACGTCGAGGCAGGAGCAGAAGCCGTCAGCGGTCTCGTGCGCGGGGTCGGCGGATGCGGCGTCGATTGAGCGCACCAGCCTCATGAGGACGGCTGCCGCCTGCAACGCCTCGGCACGGGTCTCCGACCATGTCGCGTGCCCGCACAGAGGGGTGGGGCATTTGCATCGGTCAGCACGCCACGCGTCGATCGCCTCGCGCTCTAACTCGTGGATCGCGGTGGTGACGCCGAGGAACACGCCGTCTCGTGTGGCCGGGTAGCCAGCCGGGTGGACCTGGTCCTGACGGGCGATCTCGGTCGCCAGATCAGTGAGAGCCATCGCTTCCCTCCTGCTGCTGGTGCGCGGGGTCGGCGGCCTGCCGTCTGAGTGAGCCGCAGTCGCAGCGATGGCGTCCGGGGTGCCCCTCGGCGCGGTTGCAGGTGTGCCCGCCCGTGTAGTTGTCGCAGCCTTCCCAGCCGAATCGGCAGTGCGGGCCGGGGTCTTCCACGATGAGGGTCCTGGCGGCCCGGACGACCTCGGCTAGCGCGGCCTGGTCCTTCTCGTCCATGGGCTCGGCACCGTGGACGCGCACCGGTTCTCCATCGACGTCATATACACGGCAGGTGTCCTCAGCGGTCTCGTGCGCGGGGTCGGCGGACGCGGGAATGTACGTGGCGCGCTCGACCACGCGCACCGAACCCGGTCGGGCGGCCCACAGCTCCGCGTACGCCTTCCCGAGTTCCACCACGTGAACGAAATCGTCCGTCGCAGTGGGCTCGTCGCGTCGCCGTTCGGCCACGAGCCCGACGACGATGCCGGGCTCCGTCTTGCGGCGCTGCCACGCACTGTGGGTGGCAGCGCCGCAGTAGACGACCTTGTCTCCGATGTTGATCTCACTCATCAGCGGGCTCCTTGTCGTGCGTGGGGTCGGGCTCCGGTGGGTTCAGACCTGCTAGTGATCTCCCAGCCGCGCTTGGACTTGGTGCTGCGGGCTCGGGCGCGGGGTCGGCGGACGCGGCGGTGAAGAACGCGGGAGGCTGCATGTCAGCCGCAGCCTCCTCGACGAAGTTGTGGCTGAACAGAAGCGCCTGCCACTCATTCATCGCTATCCCTCCTTGCCGATCTCGTCCGCGCGCTCGGCCAGCCAGTCGGCGTTATTGAGCAGAGACGATCCGTATGGTTCTTCTCGGACTTCACCCGCTGCTCGCATATCTCTGGCTGCGTCCCGAAGCGCCCCCGCTGCGGACGGGCGAGCGGGGTCGGCGGCGGTGCCGGGGACGGCGGAGAGGGCGCGGCGGATGTCCGACTCCGAGAACCACCGCTCGCCCCACATGCCCGCGCCCATCTCGTTGGCGGGGTCGATCAGCTCCCGCACGGCCTGTACTGCGGCGCGCAGGCTTGCGTTCTCGTCTGTCAGTCGCGCCAACTCCCGATGCTCAGAGCCGCATGGGTCAGGGTCCACGTGAAGCAGGTTCATAGCGTCTCCTCGGTGGGGTCGGCAGAGAGGGCGCGGCGGAGCGCGGCGATGTCCGCTGCGGGGATGAAGCCGTACGCCTCCCACTGGTCGGCCAGTTCCAGCACGGCCTGTTCGCGGGCGCTGCAGATGTCTTCGTGGTACTGGAATCGCCGGACGTACTGCTCGTTGAGTGAGCGCTGCGCCGTTATCTGCTCGCGCAGCCGCTCGTTCTCGGCGCTCGCTTCGTTGAATGCACGCACCGCTCCGTGGACCGGGCAGTCCGGCTCGGGGCCTTCGTACGTCGCGTATGTCTTCCCGCACGAGCACTCAGTGGTGAGTTGCACACGGAGCCGCTCGTTCTCGGCGTTGGCCGCTGCCAGGGCGGCCTCGGCTTGGCGTGCCTGCTCCTGCCAGTGACTCGCTGCTGCCTCGTGGTCGCATTCGAGGGCTCCGGGCCGGCCGCAGCTGTGAATCGGCTTGGGGGTAGTAGTCCAGACGAAACCCCCATTCCCATGCTCGCGTTCGTGGCCGGCAGGAAGTTCACAGCGTTGGCTTGGGGCAGCTGTCCAGTGGTACTCGGCGCTGCAGCGCTCGGGGCTGCTCATGGTCATCCTGCTCCTGGTCGTGGCAGGTCGTCGTCGGTGGCCACGTCTGTCAGCCACTCGCCGGGGGGGCTGGGTCCGTACACAAGGTCGAGGGCGACGTGGGAGACGACGCGGAGCAGGTCGAGGGCATCGAGGAACATCGGGTCGGAATGGCCGATGGTGACGGCGACCTCGTGGTTGGTGGAGGCTTCGATGGTGAGTGCGCGCGCGTCGTCGTAGCGGCCGGTCAGCCCAGCGCCGGTCGCGGGGCCGTCGTGGGTGGTCATGCGGTTGCCTCCCCGAACAGGTCCATCTGGTTGTCGGGTACGGGTGGCGGCTTGGGAACCTCAAGTGCCCGCGCCCGCTCGCCGGGGTCTGTGGTCCGCCACGCCGCGAGTCGGCAATAGTCCGCGGATAGATCAATGCTGACGCCGATGCGGCCGAGGATGGAGGCGACGAGTGCGACGGTGCCGGTGCCGCCGAAGGGGTCGAGGACAGCGGCGGGGCGGGTGGGCGCGGTGGGTTCGGGGCAGGCGCAGGCGTAGCCGGTGATGCTCACGAGCGCATCCATCGCAGGCTTGCCAGCCATGCCGGTCCCGTTCTGCCTGCCGAACGGCTCGCGTCTATCCTTGGCGAATCCAGACGTTCCGCTCTGCCCCTTCACGTACCGCTTGTCTGCCACCGGCCGCCGCCCGTCGCCGCATTCCACGCAGATGCCGGGCGGGGACCAGCCACGGATGATCCGCCGCGGCCACTCCATCGGGAACGCCGCGAAGTGGTCGACGCCGAGGTGCGCGGGCACGGTGAGCGGCTGCGTGGGGATCTCCCACACGGAGCCGGGGAGCTTGCCCAGCGGGTTCGCAGCGCGTGTCAGCCCAGTCCCTGTCCCGTGCCTATTTCCCGACCCTTCCGCCAATTCTGCTCGGACTTGTCGCCATGCCGGATTGACCTCACGTCCCCATACGGGCGTCTCCCGGATTTCGTCGACCGCCGAGTAGTAGCGCGGCTGCTTCACCAGGTGGAACCAGGTCTCGTGGCTGCGCCGCACCCGGTCGGTGACTGATTCGGGCAGACCGTTCGGCTTCTGCCAGATGACCTCGGCGCGGAGGATGAGCCCGAGGTCGTCGATGCAGCGGAGGGCGTACCGCCACGGGATGCCGATGAGGGACTTCTCGCGGATGCCAACGTCTCGCCGCGCTGGCCGGGAACCCCGACCTATCACACCATCGGAGGACCCGACGCCACCGCCACCGATGCCCGCGTACTTGTCCCCGAGGTTGACCCAGATGCTGCCGCTCGGCTTCAAAACGCGCATCATTTCGCGAGTGGCATCGATGAGTTCGTCTAGAAATTCCGTGGGGGATGGCTCGCTTCCCAGTTGTCCGTCGTAGTGCTGACCGCCGTCTTGGTAACTGCGAAGCGACCAGAACGGCGGCGACGTCACAATGAGATCCACTGATTCGTCCGCGAGCGGTAGCTGCCGTGCATCTGCCCGGAGCACAACGGCCATGTTTGAGGAAACGGAACGGTTCATGTAGTGACGTCTTTCCGCCACTGCTGTTGCACGTCGGCGGGTAGTAGCGCGAACGCCTTGCAGCCATAGCAGTCTGTTTGGTGCGGCTGGTCATGTTTGATGGCGTGGGCGAGGACTAGAAGGGTGCTGCGGGGAAGGCTGACACCAGATGAAGCTGGCGGGGCCATTGTTGGTGGCTGCGGACTGTCTTTGTGTTTGCGACGTAATAGGTTCATCCGTTGTCCCTTCATGGCATGGCTTATGCTGCTGCGTCGGCTCGGATGACGTGGGCGGTCATGCGGCTGCTCCTGTGTCGTTGCGTCGTTGTCGCGTGTCGCGGACGTTTTTGGCGCGGTTGGTGGCGTCTCGGCAGGCGGGGCAGGGTTTCTCGCCGCGTCTGCGGTGCTGTTGGTGTCCGGCTTCGGTGCCGTGTTCGCGGTGCCGGTAGCCGGTGGGCTGGGGTGCGGTGCCGGCGGCGACGCGGGTCTGCCATTCGGCTGTGCGTTCGGCGGGTGTGAGGCCGCCGGCGATGCCGTCCCGCGCCGATGTGCCGACGCCGCCTTCCCAGGCGAGAACGTCCTCTAGGCAAAATGCTTTGACGGGGCAGGCGTGGCAGATTCGTTTGCCGGGTTCGACGGATTCGCCGGGAGCGGTGAACCACAGGCGCAGGGGCAGGCCGCGGCAGGCGGCTTCGTGGTACCAGCTCATGCCGCGCCGCCTCTCCGCCGCTGCTGGGGTCGCCGGTAGGTGGCCCGGCGGCGGGCGATGCGGCACGGGCCGCAGTACAGGGCGGAGCCGTGGACCGGTTCGCCGCAGGCGTTGCACGGGCCGCTGAACCGGATGGTGGCCCGGTCGTAGTCGCGGCGGGCGGCCTCGTTGGCGCGCGCGTACGCGTTCCACGCGGCCTGGGTGGCCGGGTCGAGGCGGGTCACGTCGTCACTCCCTCCGGCCAGTCGACGGCGTTGAGTGCCTTGCGGTGCTCGGCGGGCATCGGCGCGATCGGCATCCCGAGCCGGTCGCAGCCCATGGCGCACAGGATCAGCGCGTCGGCCTCGTCGTTGCTGACCACCATGAACGCGGTGAAGCGACGCACCGCGGCGGCGAGCACCTCATCTTTCCCGGCGTTCCCCCGCCCGGTCGCGTACTTGGCGCGGGTCTGCGGTGATGCGACGGCCAGCAGGCAGCCGCGCCGGTCCAACGCTTCCGTGATGAGCCACCACAGCCCGCCGAGCTGATGTACGGCGTTGCCGCGGCTGCCGAACGACGGCCCTTCGACAACGACCAGCGCGTCAAGGTCGGTGAAGTCGAGGACGCTGTCGCGGATCCAGCGGAGCCGCTCGTAGCCGACCATGCGGCCGGGTGGCCGGAGGCGGTCGACCCAACCGGTGGAGCAGGCGATCCCGGTACTGGTGAGACTGAGGTCGAGGCCATACACGCGGGTGGGGGCCCCGCCCCCGGAGTTGCCGCGTCCCCGGGGGGGTGGGTCCGCGGTTGTGCTCGACGGGGGCGGGGCTGTCCCGGCCAAGCCCTTAACCGGGACGTGGTGGGCCCGACCGGCGTCAGGGGCGTCACTGGCGGGTAGGGCCGTTTCGGGGAGGGGCAGCGGGCCGGTCACGATGCCACTCCCGGCTCGGTCGGGGCGGGAAGGACGGGTCGCCACAGGTAGCATTCATCGCCATTGGCCCACCGGTATTCGATGCGGAACGTGCCTGAGGGGGGCCGGTACGGCACGTCGAAGCCGGTGCATTCCATGGGGTAGATATCGGCGGTAATGAATGCCCCGACGTTGCAGAACGTCAGCGGAGGGCTGTCGTGCTGCGGTTGGCCGTCCTCGTCGTAGTCCTGGCGGCAGTGCGGCCGGTCGTCGTACGACACCGTGGACATGTCGGTGTTGCGGAACGGGCAGCACCATTCGAGGTGCATGCTGTCCTGTTCGAGGACGAGGGTCATGGTGTGGCCGTCGTCGTGCCACGTCGGTTCGCTCATGTCGTTGCCTCGCTGACTGGTAGTACTCGTCCGACGCGGGCGCGGGCATCCTGGTCGTACTGCCGCACCGCGAGCCGCTCAGCTTGGAGTTCCCGGTTGAGGGCGCGGACGCCGAGCGCCCAGGTGAGGGCGGCGCCAGCGGTGAACGCGACCACGAGGCGGGTCATCGCAGCCTCCCGGCGGGGCATTGAGTGTCCAATTCGGGGACCCGCAGGACAGGGGCGTAGTCGCGGGTGGTGGTGATGAACGCGACGCCGTGGACGCAGATGAGGGAGAGGTTGGGGAACCGGTTGATGTGCTGGTACACCTCGACCTTGTCCGGTTTCTGCGCGTGGACGCCTTCGATGTCTTGCAGGGTGGACGTGCAGCCGGTGAGCGCCAGCGCAGTCAGCGCAACGAGGATGAGGCGGGTCACGTCGTCCTCCTGAGCACCCGCGTGGCCGTCTGGTGGTTGGGGGCGTTCTCGGTAGCGCCGCAGCGGAGGCAGCACAGGCGGTGTTCGGGGTCGCGCCGGAACTCGTGGGTGAGCGGCTCCAACGCGGCTGCGAGACGCCCGTTGGTGGCCCGTTCGCGGTGCAGCAGCTCGCGGAGGTATTCGGCTTCGCGGAGCGCCCGGTCGACGTCGCTGAGGCTGACGTGGTCGACGAGGCTCATGCTGGCCACCGTCTCGTCATGGCGCAGCCGGGTCTGCGGCTGGCAAACCAGATGGCGGGCCACACCACCGCGCGGAACACGCGGCGGCACAGCTCCACGATTCGGCTGGTCATGTCCGCTGCCCGGCTTGGGCGAGGAGGGCCTGCAGGGCGGCAGGGTTGAGGTTCGCCAGCGCGGCCTGCGCCTCCGGGGTGAGCCCACCGTTCCCTGGTGCCGCAGCAGGCGCTGCGGCGGGAGTGGCCACCGGTTGCGGCGTGGTCTGGGTCGCCTGGCCGGTGCCGAGGAAAGCGCCCGTGGTGGTCGCTGCGGGCTTCGTGTATTCGGCGGTGTATTCCTTCGGTGCGGAGATGCCGCGCGCCGCCGGGACGCCGTCCTTCGTGTATGTGACGTACAGGTCGCCGTCGCGTTCGATGTTCTTCGCGCCAACGGCGCGGAGTGCGTCGCGGACTGCGTTGGTGAGGTTCTTGCCCTTGATATACAGGCGACGGACACCGTCGTCGTCATCGATGTCAGGGTCGCACAGCCCGGTTTGCACATCGACGATGAGCTGCATCTTCGGGTCACCGGACGGCCAGGTCAGCGGTTCGCGAGTCTGAAAGTCGGTTTGCTGCCGCACTTCCGGGTCGTTGACGATGCGGCCACCGATGCGGGTGCCGGGGGTTTCGAACTTCGCGGCCGGCGCGCCGCCGCCGGACAGGAATTGCTCGGGGGTCATGTTCATGGTCTTGGTCCTTCCTGATGGGTTGATCCGTTGACGAGTTGTTGCAGCGGGTCGGGGTAGTGGTCCCGGTTCGGGTCGCCGGGGCATGCCCGGGTCAAGTCCGTGGCTCCCGGGACATACCAGGCGCAGTGAGTGCAGTAGTCAGGTGCGGTGGGCATGAGTGCCAGCGCTTGCGGTCCGAGCTGGTCGAGGAGCACCTTGACCTGGTTGGCGCGGTCGAACGCGTCGCGGGTGTTCGTGCAATCGTGGGGCTTGTGCCACAGGTGCGTGTCAGCGAGTTCGCCGTCGCGGGGCAGGAACATGACGGCGACCGTGGCGACGGGGAGGCCGCGTGCTTCCCAGCCGCAGCCGTAGCAGTCGGCCTGCACTTCGTACTCGGGTCCGGGGCCGTCCGCCCGGTACTGTTTGATCTTGTTGCGGGTTGTTATCTTGTAATCAATAACCGTTGCAGTCACCCGGTCATACAGATCACATGAGCCGTCGATGTCCTGCTCGCCGATCTGGCCGGTGCGCACCTTCATTTCCACCAGCCACCGAGCCACATCAAGGCTGCGGTTGGCTTCGGTGAACACGTCGGCGAGCCACGCGTGGACAGCAGAGCCGATAGCTGGTTTCCACGGAGCTGGTCGTCGAGTCGCTGGTGAAGTCTCCGCGATTCGATGCGCCAATTTCCGGGTGCAAGGTGTGCCTAAGCCAGATGGGCCAATCCGTGTCTGTCGACTTCGCGGAGTACCAACGATGGCCTCGCCGATGAGGTGCAGCAGCTCGTCGCGGAGCAGGCCAGGATCGGCTCCGACGCTCATGTCGAGCGGCGGCAGCTGGGACAGGTCGGCTGGTGCGGTCATTCGCTACCGCCCGATGTCCAAAGCTCAAATCGATCGGCTTGTCGTCCGCACCAGTCGAGGTAGTCGAATAGCCGGTTGTATGCGGCTTCAGTTTCGGGATCATCGTCAGGTTCCCAGATGACTTCTCCCCATTCGATCGGCGCCATCACTGGATGACCACCCTCGGCTCACCGACGTCGATCATGCACAGTTCCTGGATCGCTGGCGGCAGCAGTCGCTTGACCGCCTTGGCGTCGTACACCTCGATGCGGCACAGGGCGCGTAGGTCGTCGCTGGGCAGCATCGCCGCGCCCTTGTCCGGGTCGAAGCGCCGGTTCGGCTGGACGGCGACCTTGCCGTCACCGACCGTTTCAGCAAAGCCGGGCTGGTGGGCGTCGCGAATACGGCGTTTGATCTCGGCCTGTTCCTCGCTGATGGCGGCGGCGGTGTCATTGAGCTCGAGGTAACGCTTGCGCAGGTGGGCGAGGTCATCGGGTGTCATAGCTGGTCGCCTTCTTCGTCATCGGTTGGTTCGGGTAGTTCCGGTTCGTCGGCCCAACCCAGCGTCCATGCGAGTGCGCAGTGGATGCCGTCCACGTAGTGCCGGTCCCCGGTCGCGGGGAAGTCCCGGGTGATGATCGCGTCGGCGTGCTTGGCGAGGCGTTCCACGTCGGCCAGCTGGGCGGGCCCGATGTGCCCGGCGCGCAGCTGCGCTACCTCCTGCTCGAGGTGGACGGCGATGTCCTTCGCGCGGCGGTGCGACGCCCACTCGTCGAGACGCTGCTGCCGCTCTTCGTTTGCGCGTTCGCGTTGCATGGCGGAGTAGCAGGGGTTGCATAGCGCGGACGCCCAGGAGCCGCATGCGATGCCGCAGTGTTGGCAGGGGATCCGGCCGCAGTCGGGGCAGCCGTAGGCGTAGCCGCCGGGCGTCGGAACGAGTTCGCGGCCGGGGTGGTTCGGGCAGCGCTTCTCCCCGCACGGTTGTAGCGGCGCGTCTTGGTGGGCCTTTTCGGCGGAGAGGATCCGGTCGAGGTGGCCGCTCACGATGCACCGCCTCGGCCGGCGTCTGCGATCTTGCGGAGGCGGGCGACGCCGGTGCCCGTGGACTCGATGAGGCGGCAGGCCTCCACGTAGCCGGGGAAGCCGAGGGCGAGCCGTGCCCGGTTCCCCGGGTCGGCGCGCGTGATGGCGGATAGCAGCTTGGCGATGAAGTCGCCGGGCGGGTAGCCGATACGGGCTTCATGATCGGCGCAGCCGTAATGCCACAGCACCTGGTGGGCGATCTCCGGTGTGATGACGGTGCGGTCAGACATCGTTGACCTCCCGGCATCGGCGCCTCAGCGCGAGCAGGTCGACCGTTGCCATCGGCAGGTCAATCAGCATGTCCGCGTCGGCCAGGGTGAAGCCGTGGGCTTCGAGTACGGCGACCCAGCCGGTGAGGATCTGCTCGGCGCCGTCGAGCTCGCGGTCGGTGAGGCGGGTGCGTTGCAGGCGTTGCGCGGCGAGTTCGACGCGCTGCCGCGGCGTGTGCTGGGGGGTCATCGCCAGGCTCCTGTCGCGGTGTCGCGTTCCTTGTAGGCGAAGAACATCGACCCGGCGTTGAATCCGGCGCAGGTCCAGGCGATCGCGGCGGCCGGGTTGTCGTTGGCGATCGCGAAGGCGAGGTTCGTCACGGCGAGGATGATCAGGACGACAGCGAGGGACTTCATGCCGCACCTCCGCAGTCGGCGTAGGGCTCGCAGCTGCGGTGGCAGTCGGTATGGATGAGCGTCTCGTGGTGATCGCAGTAGGTGGCCTGGCCCTTGACCGGGCAGGGGTGGTCCTGGCACACGTACCCGTTGCAGCCGGGGCAGGTCGCGGCCTGCTGGCAGCACACGCCCAGCTCGGGGTCCGGCGCGGTGTCCGGGATGGCGGCGCGCACTATGCGGGCGGTCACGATGCGTCCCCGCTGGTCTGGTCGGGGTGGGGGAGGAGGACGAGTGGCCGGCCGGACAGGCACGGCAGGGCGCGGGCCTCGAGCTGGCGGTGGACGAGCCGGACGGTTTCCTCGGTGCCGGCGAGCAGGCGTCGCAGTTCCGCGTTGTCGCGGTGGGCGGCGCGGCGGGCGTCATCGGTGGTGGCGAGCTCGCGGGCGGTGTGTTCGCGGTCGGCGCGGACCGCGGCGAGTGTCTTGGTGAGGCGGTGCCGGTCGGCGAGCAGCGCGAGGGCGACCGCGGCGGTGGCGACGAGGAGGGCGGCGGTCACGGGGCCGGTCATGGCGTGCCCCGTTCGTCGCCGCGGACCGGTGCGTAGGCATGCACCCGGATGCCCTGCCATGTCCCGTCGGCGACGTGGTGCGCGCTACCGTCCTCGGACTCGTGCACGTGGCGGGTGTCTTCGGTGGCGCCGATCGGGGCGGCGATCTGGTCGAGGATGGCGAGGCGGGCCGCGGCGTCCCCGGCGTCGGCTGGCACCTGGATCTCGATGTCGGAGCTGATGATGATGTACAGGCGCGGCAGGTCCGGGATCTCGTCGAGGAGGTCCGCGGCGGCGCGGAGGACGCGGGCCTGGGCGGCGGTCACGACGGTTCACCGATCAGCGAGATAAGCCCTGTGAGCCGCCCTACGTCGTGCGGCCGGAAGGTTCGGTAGTCATCGGTGTGATCAAAGCCGTCTTGGTCGCAGCGGCAGTCAGGCCCCTCCTGGTCGTCGCATGGGCAGCCGAGGGAATCGGGTTGCAGGATGACGTGGCCTTCCTCGCATTCGACCTGCCACGTGCTGCTGTGCGCGTCGCCGGGCTCAATGGCCTTGCCTGCGAGCAGGTCATCCGGCAGGAGGCTGTAGCTGCCGGACCAGACGATGTGCAGTGGTACACCGCAGTTCGGCATCGGGCAGGGAACGTCGTACTCGCTCATCGCACACCCGCCCAGGACATGACCCCGCCGGCGAGCAGGAACAGCGCCAGCGGGGCCCAGGTGAACCCGATCGCCGTCGTCCCGGCGTCGCGGGTGGCCCAGGCGCGGAGCGCGGGTCCGGCGCCGGTGACGGCCTGGTCGAGGCGGTCCATGGCGGCGGCGAGGTGCCGGGCCTTCGCGGTCTCGAGCGCGACCATCGGGTAGTCGGTGCCGCGCTCGTCGAGCTCGTCGACGCCGACGGTGAAGCCGGGGGCGTCGGGGGTGTGGCTGTCGTTCACGGGGTGCTCCGTTCGTGTCGTGGTGTACTTGTGGGTGCCGGGTGCTCCGGCGTGGCCCCGACCGGTGCAGGCGGTCGGGGCCTTTCGTTCAGCTCCAGCTGTCAGCTGCGCGGGCGGCGACAGCGCCCCACGTGAGCAGCGCGGTGGCGGCGAGCGCCAGCACGGCGACGATGCGCTTGCGAGTGAACATTGGGTTCCCCCCTCTCTAGGTGAGCGAGATGACGGCGACGATGATCACGCCGATGAGCAGCCATCCGGCGGCACCGAGCAGCACGCCGAACGTGAGACCACGCGCAGGGGCGAGCGAATCGTCATCGGGTGGGCGGCGGGTGATCATGCCGATTCGCCTATGCGGTCGTTCTTGCTGGCGTTACACGGCTCACACAGCGTTTGGAGGTTGTCGAGCGCGTTCGAACCGCCGCGGCTGTACGGCCATTTGTGATCTACGGTCAACTGGTCGCTGCGCTCGCATTCGACGCACTTCCAGCCGTCCCGCTCGTACACCTGGCGCCGCACCTTGTCGGAGATGCTTGGCCGCTCGCTCGGGATGGCGTCGAAGAGTGTGGGTGCCTCACGGATTCCGTTGAGGACGGAGATGACCAGCCATGCCGTGCGCTGGTTGTTCATGTTCCCGATGAGCAACGACGACGACGGTTTCAGATGCAGCGCGTCGGCGAGGTTCTCCCGGAAGTAGGCTTCCCCGTTCTTCCGCTGGAGCTCGAACGCTCCCCAGTCGCGCAGCATGAGGTTGTTCCAGCCCAGCTCGTCGTGGAACTTCAGTCGCGGCATCCACGCGAACCGGCGTGCCCCGGATGCCGGTTCTTGGCCCGCGTCGAAGAGGACCATCTGCGGTAACTCAGCGGACGCCGGGTTCGCCTCGAATGCGACTTCGATCGCGTCGGGCTGGATGACGGCGAGGCTCAAGCGCTTGGCGTTCGCCTCCTTGACGCTGCCGATCAGGTAGGGCTTGAGAAGCTGAGCCCTCTTGTGATCGGGCATCTGGCCGACCGGTTCGAATGACTGGTTGATCCACTCGTGCGCGCCTGGGGTCCGGTCGCCGGCCACTTGGAACGATTCGTCGCGGCTGTCTTTCGGGTTGCGTTGCAGTGGGACGCGGTAGACGCCCCACCGCTTGGGTGCGTCCCGGCGGGCGAGCGGGTAGACGCGGATCAGCTTCCGGTACTCAGCGCTGACGCCAGCGGAGCAGACGAAGACGCGGCCGTCGCTGTTGGGTTCGGGCACGGTGGTGCCGAGCATCACGAAGTCTTCGAGGATCATTGCTCAGCTCTCCCACACCCAGTAGCCGGGCCACCGGACCTCACCGAGATCAACACCGTTGACTTCTGACTGCTGCTGGAGCTGAAGAGCTACGACCATGCGCAAGATCGACGTCGCTCGATCATCGGAGGCAAAGAAATCAGCGATGGCCAATTCGGTGCCCTCGTGGTTGATCCATGTGTGCTCCAACAGCGCACCCACGAGACGCCGGTACTGCTCGACTAGCTCAGTCGTGGTCATTGATCAGCCCTCGCCTTCAGCACGTCGGCGTGGCAGGGCTCAGGGGCGCACCAGCAACCGAGTGCCTTGCCGCGAAGGGTGTCGAGCTTGGCTGCGAGGCTTGGCTTGTGTGGCAGGTAGTGGACCTCGTAGTTGCGGATGACCGTGTCGCGGTCGCCGTCCTTGCCCATCTCGAACGGGTTGCCCCAGACGGTCTGCCGATCAACGCGCACGTAGAGCCCGGCGGAGTCGGCCCAGGCGATGAGTCCGTTGTGGTCACCGCGGAGGGTGACCACGATGGTTTCACCATTGCGGAGTCTTTTTAGCAGGTGGCGTTCTTCAGGGGACCAGTCGGCGAAGATGCGTTCCTCGCGGATCTCTTCGAGGATCTGCTCACAGTCAACGGGAAGGTCTTGGGCGGCTTGGCGCAGCAACTCCTCGGTTAGGTGCGCAGTTATATTCGCCTGAATATCGTTGCGCACCTGAGCTTCGCTGATGTCCAGGTGGCCGCCGATCTTGCGCGTCGACCAGCCTGCTCGCTGCAACAGCATGGCCTTCACCTGGCGCAGTAGTTTCCGTCGTTCTGTCAGTGGAGAGAGCCATCTGCTGACGGTGGGCTGGCTGATCCCGAGCCACTTGGCGAGATCACGCTGCGACGTGTTGACGTTCCGCCGGGCTTCTTCAAGTGCGATCTGCTCGAGGTCGCGCGTGCTCATGCGGTCGCCGTGCCGAGTCGAGAGGGATGCGGCGTACACCTTCACCGACGGCGCGGTGGCAGGCACGTCGTGCTCTTCGATAGCGATGTGGTCGAGACCTGCCTGCTGGTGTGCTCGCAGGCGGTGCATTCCGTCTAGGAGCCGATTTGTGCCGCGCTCTATGACGATGGCTGGGAACTGTGCGCCAGCTGCGAGTGCGTCGGCGTATCTGTCGACCGTGGCTGATGACCACGAGGACCGCGGATAGATGTCCAGGTCGATAACGACCTCTGTGAGACGCATATCGGTCACGACGCGGCCTCCTGACCGGTGGCATCGAACATCCGCCGCAACGTGCGCGCCTGCTCTTCGGTGATCTCGGGCGAGTCCGCGAGCTGCGCGTCGAGCCACTGCTCCTCGCGGGCGCGCGCCTCAGCGGCGGTCACGACGCGGCCTGGGTGGGGCTCATGGGACGGCTGTGACGTGAGTCAACTGCGCGCCGATAAGGGATCTTGTGTTCGCGGTCGTCACAGGGGGCGCTCATGCCGCCGGTTCCTCGTCCGTCTCGCCGTCGTCGAGGACGGTGAAGAGCTTTTCGAAGCCGAGATGGGGGAAGGCGCGGAGGACGGCGGCGATGAACTCGCCTCCGGGCCGCTGGTCCCGGTTGCGGATCCGGCCGACGGTGGTCTTGGCCACGCTGAGCTGGCGGGCGACTTCGGCGTCGGTGGTCCAGCCCCGGGCGAGGCACGCGACCTCGAAGACGTCGATGTTCAATATGACGCCTGCGGCCACTGTTAGTCCTCTCATGGTCACCTACCGTGTGGAATGTTGCGCATGGGCTACAAAGTAGCCGTTGCGTGCACGCGACGCAACCACCTGGGGAAAGAAATGTCAGTGCCTCTAACAGGACGAGGTCGCGTGTGTGCGTTACCGTGTTGCGTGTACGCGCCGAAGGGGAGACGCGATGCCTGCACGCCCGCCAAGTCCGTGGGCCGGATACGTCCGCGCCCTTCTTGACACCCGGTTCGCCGGCAACGGGGCTGCCCTCGCGGCCGAGGTCGGCGTTGGTCGGTCAGCGGTCAGCCGGTGGCTGCGCGGGGCCATCCCCCGCATCGAGCATGTCCGAGCCGTTGCGCAACTCACCGGTGATCCGCTGATCGTGCTGCTGCGTTTGGCCTACGGGATTGAGTCCGAATCGGCGATGACGCCGGAAGAAGCGATCCAGGCCGATGAGCATCTCGACCAGGCCGCGAAAGAGGTTCTGCTCGCGTTGTACCGCCAGCTCCGCGAAAAATACGGCTGGGATCCGTCGAACCGGGCACACCGCACAGCGGTCTGAGTCAGGCGCGGGCCTCTTCTTCCTCTTCGACCAGCCGTAGCCGTTTCAGCCCGGGGCAGCGGTTCTTGGTGTCGTATGCGCCCGCCTGGTATCCGAGTTCGTACACGGCAGCCCATGTCTCGGCCCAGCGCCGCGTCGCGACACAGATCAGCAGGCGGCGCAGCATCGGCATCGGCTTCCCTGACCCCTCGTGAGAACGGAATCCCCCACCCGGAGAGCTAACGACGCCCGGCCATAGCGCGTTACGGCCCGACACCGGTTCTTTACCTTCGGTTCACGCGCCGCGCGGCCCGAGGATCGCGCTTTCGATCTGGTGGAACGCGTCCACCCGGCCCTGGTCGGTGGGCGGGGCAGCGGCGACGACTCGGGCAATCACACGGAGGATCACGTACGCGTCGGCGGGCGGAAGCGCATCGACCATGCGGGCGGCCCGGTCCGCGGCCGTCCGGTCCTGCTTGTAGTGCGGCCAGGACGCGGGCCAGTTCGGGTGCGCCGGTTGGGCCGGTTGCGTGGTCATGGGGTGGTCCTCTCCTAGAGGTCGGAGCCGTAGAGCAGCCGGACCCGGGTCGCGTCGGAGACGGCACGCAGCACCTCGAGCCGCTGGCCGTCGTCGGTCGAGGTGATCCGGGTGGTGTCAAGGACGGCGGCACCGGGCGGCAAGTCAAGCGCGGCAGCTTCGCTAGGGGTGACGGGGCGGGCCCTGACCTGTTCGGTGTACCGGCCGGGGCGGTACCCGGCGTCGGTGAGCGCTTGGTAGATCCCGCCGGGCAGGAACACCGGCTCGGCGAGCGGTGTGCCGCCCGCGACGCTGGCCGGTATCCAGGAGGTGGTGAGCTGCGCGGGTTGCCCGTCGGCGTGCATGGTGCGGTACCGGCACACCGCAGGGCCGTCAAGGCGCAGTGCCTTGGTCACGTCGGCCGGTACCTCGTCAAGCGGTACCACGTCCACGTCATCGAGCCGTACCTGCGGTTCCATGCCGGCGCGGGTGACGGCCACCGACCAGGGCCCGCCCGCGATGGCGCCGTTCGCGGCGGCTGCGTGCCGGGAGGTGCGGAGTTCGATGGGCCGGACGTCACGGACGACCGTGGACTGCCGTTCGTTGCCGCCGCGATGCCGGGCGATGAGGCCTTCCGCTTCGAGTTCCCGGTAGGCGCGGCGGACGGTTTCGCGGGCGGCGCCGTGCTTGCGGGCGAGCTCGGCTTCGCTGGGCATCTGCCCGCCGGGACCGAGTTGGGCGGCGAGGGCGCGCAGGTTGGCGGCGATCTTGGCCCACGTGGGGGTGTCGGGCACCGGCTGCGCACCTCCGTTCACCCGTTCGTCGTGGGGTGCTTGACGATCCCATGCTGACGGGGGACCATCCCATTGTCTAGACCGGTACCGAATGAGGGAGGCCCGCCGTGTCTCACGCCGGTACCGGTACCGCCGAACCCCAGGGCCGGTCGGCGCGCGGGTCAACACCCGATGCGCGGGCGGTGCCCGGTACGCCGGCCGGTCCTGGCCGGTACCGGGACCACGACTGGTGGAAGATCACCCTTCGGGCCGTGGCCGGTACCGCCGCCGTCGTGGCCTCGTTCGTGTTCCTGGTTGACCTGGCGCGGGCGACGGGCTGGCCGGGATGGACCGCGTACCTGCTGCCACTCTCGCTGGACGCGCTCGCGGCGGCGGCGTGGCGGATCTACGTGACCTGCGGCCGGGACCGGTTCGCCCTGTGGTGCGGTATCGGTACGACCGGGGCGACGCTGGCGGGGAACGCGGTGTCGCACCTGATCGGTACCGGGCACGTCGCGCCGGGCTGGTTGCTGGTCGCGACGGTGGGTGCGGTGCCGGCGATGAGCTTGGCGCTGGTGATCCACCTGACCGCGCCACCGAGGCTGCTGGACGCAGGTGCTGCTAGTCCCAGTCCGGCTGGGAGTTCGCTGGTAGTTGAGCGCGACGGTGCCGGCGGTCGGGGCGGGCCGCGGCCGGGGGGGATCGCCGCAGCGGGTCGGACCGCCGGCACCACAAGCCAGCGTAGCGACGACCAGCTGCTCGCCGAGATCCGCGCGCTCGGCCTCGAGCAGGTCGGGGCGGACAAGCTGACCGAGCCGCTCGGCATCAACAAGACCAGGGCGGTCAGGTTGCGGAAGCTGCTCGCCGCCGAGCTCGTACCGGCCAGCGGGAACGGACACACAGATGGGAGCACGCCATGACCCCCGCGCTTTTCGTGATCATGATGATGTTGGGTGCCGCGATCTTCGTGTCGATACGCGCCAAGCAGACGAAGATCTGGGAACTCGTCATGCTCGGCACATTCGGCGCGCTACTCGGCCAAGTAACGATCGGCTCCGCGTACCTGTCCGGGCTGAGCAGCGTGTCCACGTCCCTGTTCGCCGCGATCGGCCTCGGCTGACACCCGGTGACGGCCGAACTGCAGGAACGCGCCGGTACCGTCGCCGTCATGCCACTGCCCGTTGATCCGCCGGGTGAGGACACCGAGCCGGTACCGGCGGGCAGGCTGGGGCTGGTTCGGCGCGGCTGCGGTTGGTACGCGGGTTGTGTGCGCAACTACTTCCGACGCGGTTGCTCCGAGGCGTACCAGGCGTGGCGGTCCCGGGTGGACCTGTGGGCCGAGGGTAGCCATCGACTCAGGTCCGACTGCGAGATGTACACGAACGACCGGGTGGAGTGGCGGGAGAGGGAGAAGCAGCGCCGCAAGCAGCTGGAGAGGGAGGACGAGGCAGCTGTCCGGAAGGCGCTCGAGGAGAAGCAGCCGGTACCGAAGCCGTCGAAGTTCAAGCCGCGGGACCCGTGTCGCGAGCTGCATCGGCAGAGGATCATGCGCAAGGCCGTGTCGCCGGTTGCCGGCGTCATCGGCCCTGCCCTAGCGGCGGTCGCCCTGGTATTCGGCGGCCCGGCCCTGATCCAGCAGGCACTGGTCGCCGCGCACGGTACCGCCCTCGCGACCGGATTCGCGGTTGCTGCTGCGATGGTTCTCGCGGTGGCCGCAGTGACGGTGTTGTCGGTGTTCGGGCAGGTCCGCAGCGAGCCAGCGGTACCAGTCGATCCCGGCGGGGAGGAGGACGCGACACCGTGGTCCCGGATCACCATCGGGAGGTTCCTCGACGACGGTTCGCCGATCGAGATCCCGTTCGGCGACCATGTGCTGATCGCCGGTGCCACCGACGCGGGGAAGTCCAACCTTGTCAACGTTGTCATCTCGAAGATCGCCCCGTTCCCGGAGGTCGAGCTGTACGGCATCGACTTGAAGGGCGGCGTGGAACTCGGCCCGTGGGAGAACGTCCTCGTGGAGCTGGCCGAGGACGACAAGGCTGCGGTCGCGTTGCTGCGGCGGCTCAGTGAGGAGATGGACCGCCGGTACCGCACGCTCCGCGCTGCCGGGCGGAAGAACTGGCGGCTGCAGGACGGCCGATTCATGAAGGTGATCGTGGATGAGTTGGCCGAGTTGCCGAAAGCGGGCGTGGATCTCCTTACCCGGTTGGCGCTGCTCGGCCGCGCCGCCGGGATCTCTTTGGTGTGCGCCACACAACAGCCCGAGGTGGCGGTGATTCCGCAGCAGGCAAGGGGTCAGCTCCGTACCGTGCTCGGTCTGCGGGTGGAGCGGGCTGAGCAGGCCCGGCAGGTGTTCGGGGAGCGGGCGACCCGCGAGGGATGGGATCCGGCGTCGCTGGACCCGACGAAGCGGGGATCGCTGCTGGTCCGGTCGAAGTGGTGCACGGAGCCGCGGCCGGGCCGGTCGACGCGGATCACGGACGGCGAGGTCCGCGCACGTGCGAAGGAGTACGCGAGGACGCCACGCGAATATGTGGCCGAGGATCGGCCAGCCGGCGAGGGGGAAGAGCGGCGGTGCTTGTACTGCGGGAAGCCGCCCACGGATCCGCGCGCGAAGTACTGCTCGCCCGCGCATCGGAAAGAGCATTGGCGACGCTTGCGACGCTTCGGCCCAGATGGGGGTTCCTGAGCGTGGGCAGCTTCTCTGATGGAGATGCGTCGCATGCGTCGCACCGCAGGTCAGGGGGCTTGCGATGCGTCGCATCATGCGTCGCTTCGCTGGAAGCGTCGCATCATGCGTCGCATCTGTCGTGATTCCGTCGTGGCTGGTCTCAGCAGATGGCATCCTCGACCGTGTCCTGTCGCCGCTGGATCCGCTGGTAGCCGACCGGTGGCACTGGTTGCCGGTGCTGGCCGTGGCGTGGTGGACGGTGCGCTGGTTCTCGTATCGGCCGGGTCTGTGGCTGGCGATGCTCCGCTGCCGGTTGCTGCGCCGGGGTGGTGAGCGGACCGCCCTGTACCGGTGGTTCGACGGGTCGGGGAGGTTGCGGTATGTGGGGATCTCGAATGATGTGCGGCGGCGCACCGGTCAGCATGCGGCGGGGAAGTGGTGGTGGTTCGAGGTGCGGTCCTGCACCGTGGAGTGGTTCGACACTCGGGGTGCGGCGTTGGCGGCGGAGCGCGCTGCGATCCGGGCGGAGCGGCCCCGGCATAACGTGGTCCACAACGGGCGACGGAGGGCGGCGGCGTGACCGAGGTCGAGCGCGGCGATCTGGTGGATGCGGCGTACGCGCTGTTGATGGCGGCGATCCTGCTGCGCGACATGGCCGGCGCGATGCCCGCCAAGACGTTCGTGGCGATGCCGCCGGATATTGCGGACCGGCTGATGTGGACTGGTTATCAGGACGCCTTCGACCGCCTGCCGGCCGATGTTCGGGGCGAGGCGCGTGCGCGGGTGTTAGCTGACCCGGCGGTTGTCGCGGCGCGTGCGCTTGATGCTGCGAACGGTCTCCGGGCATGACGAAAGCCGCCCCGCTCCCCGGAGGAGGAGAGCGAGGCGGCGCTTGTTGGTAACGAGTCAGTACCCGCCGGTGGCGATCGTGGATGTGAGAATCAGCCCGATCAGCAGCGCGATACAGAACGCGGTCACTTGCCAGGCGGCGAGGTGTTCGCGGTGTGGTACGCGGTGGCGGGCGCGCATGAGTCACACGTCGATTCGTACCCCGGTGGTGACGGCGACGAGGATGAACAGCATCACCACGATGATGAGCAGCAGGATCTCGACGGTGGTGATCCCGGCGTCGTCCGCGGGGGGTCGGGGGGCGTGCCGGGCGCGGCTGGCGGTGGCCTGCGCCTGGGCGTATTCGCGGGTCGCGTAGCCGGCGGCGGTGACGGCCGCGGTGATGATCAGCCCAGCGAGTTCCGGATCAAGGTCGTAGCCGACGATGCGGCGCGTCGCGAAGATCAGCAGCGTCGCCGCGGCGCCGCCACCGAACACGGCGGTGACCTTGCGGGTGGGGGCGAGGCTGGGCTGGGAGGCGACGTGCCGGCCGGTCACGCGGCACCTCTTGTCGCGAAGTACGGTTTCATCTCGCAGTCGGGGCGGTACCCGCAGCGCGGATCACGGACGGTCCCGCCGCCGGCCGTGATGGTCATGTGCTCGCATGCGTAGCCCGAGGCTCGGATCACCTCGACGGGCTCGAACTCCCGGTAGCACTCATATATCCGCATGGATGCCTGGTCCTCGATGTTCTCCACCCAGCGTGTCGGCGCGTGGAGCCGGCGGGTCAGCCAAGCGCAGAAGATCAACGCGGTCGCGCGGGCGTACTTCATCAGTCCTCCACCCGTTCGGGCCAGTGCCACGTGCCGGGACGGCGGTCCTCGTCGTGCTCGCAGTCGTTGAAAAACAGCCCGGTCGGGTTGAGGACGACCAGTGAGCACAGGTCGCCGGGGACGTCCTCCGTGTTGACGTACGGCCCGCCTATGTCGCAGACCTCAGCGATCACGGCCGCGCGGCACGTGCTGGTGTACTCCCCACCAGGGGTGCCGTAGCTGACGTAGTGGACGATTCTTCCGATGCTTGGCCTCATGGCTGCGGCTCCGCAGCGGACTCGGCGGCCGGTGTCTCGTTCTTCACCGTCACGGTGACGTCGATCGCCGCGTCGGCGAGGAGCTGCCGCACCTGATCCTGGGTGAGGTCGTTCGCGTCGTCCTCCGCGATCGCCTTGACCGCCACGACGGAGTTCGCGAACGTCATGTCGAGCAGGTGCTTGATCGCCGGTGGGGGCCGCTCACCCCAGATCTCCCCGGCCGACGGGCTCCAGAAGCGCACTGGGCGTCCCCAGAAATGAGCGTCAAACGCGGCCCAGTCGGCGGCGTCCCACTTCTCCGGTCCGGTAGTCGACACGGATACCTCCGGTTGCTTGGTCAGGGTGCCGCCCCGGACGAGCGCGGTCACGGCCGCGCCGGGGCATTCGGTGGGTGCGGCTCGCACGTCGTTGTGCGTCTTCACGGCCGTCGCGCCGGGATAGCGCCTGAGGAGCCGGGTGGTGCGCCAGTCCCGGAACGCCTGCACCATCGCATCGGTGGGTTTGTCGCCCGTGCCGAGGATCCACAGGCAGGCGGTGTAATCGGCGTTCGACTGGGTGCCACCGTTCGCCGCGGTGCGGCAGTCGAGGCCACGGAGCTCCCACACGCAGCCGTGCCAGTCGATGCCGACGCCGTACGCGATGTCGGACCAGCCCTTTGAGTCCATGTGGTACGCCTGCCAGCCGCGGAGCTGCGACGCGACCTGCGCGTCGGACAGCCCGACCAGCTTCGCATCGGAGCCGGGCCAGTGGCAGGCGACGCCGAGCGGCCGCCCGGTCGGGAACGAGGTGCAGCCGCGGCGGGCGCGTAGTCCGGCGTCGGCCCTACTCCGGTACGTCGTCACCGGGCTCGTCTTCGTGGTCGCCCGCGAGTTCGTCGGCAGAGACGGTGCCGGACTCGACCTCGTCGGGGGTCGGACTGGTCGGTTGTTCGGACATGGGGCGTTCCTCCTCGTCAGTCTTGGACGCACACCCACCACTGCTCCCCACCGGGAGCCGGGTCCGGGTCGCGTTGCTCGCCGTGATAACCCTCTGGACACGGCGGGCCTGCCGGGCCTGGATCTCCGGGATCGCCCTTGCCGCCTTTCTCGCCGCGACATTCGCCATGAGCGTCGCAATAGGTAGCGACGGCTGCGGCGATCTGTTCGTCAGACGGCGGGGGTCCCTGCGATCCAGGTGTCCCATCGACACCGTCGCGGCCGTCGACACCGGCCCTGCCGTCCTGACCGGTCGATCCTCGGCATTCGCCGCGAGCGTTGCAGAACGTGGCGACCGCGGCGGCGACCTGCGCGGGCGACGGCCCATCCCCGGCGGGGCCGCGGCAACCGCTCCGCGGCGCGCAATAGGCGGCCACAGCGGCGGCCACCTGCGCGGCGCTCGGGGGTGCCCCTTCGGGGCCGCGGATGCCGCGCAGTCCAGGTTCACCGGGAGGTCCGTCCGCCCCGACGACGATCTCCGGGTTGCGGGCAATCTGCTCGGCGGGCGGGGTGACCGGCTCGTCGCCGCGCGTCTCCGTCGCCCGCTGCTCCTGTGTGAGCGCCGTGTACAGGGCGGCGATCTGCTCGTCCTGGCCGCGTTGCTGCCACGCCACCCACAAGGTGAGCACGGCCATGGCGATCACGACGACGCCGATGACCCGCAGCCCCGACAGCCTCCGATGCGCGATCATTCGCATTCCTTCGGCAACATGGGCAGCGGCGTTCCGGTGCGTTTCTGATCGAGGACGCGGCGTTCTTTGGCGAGCTGGGTCCGCCCGGCTAGGTACTCCTCGGTGATCCGCTGCCTGTCCGCCGGGTCAGCGGCGAGGAGGTCTTGCAGCCATTTGCTGATGCTGTCCCGGTCCTCGCGGGCGTTTTCGCGACCCTCGTCGGCGATCCGGTCCCGCACCCGCAGGGCATCGGTGAAGTCGTCGACGAACCGGGTCTGGCAGGCGGTGACGCGGGCCTGCTGCCGTTCGAACACGATCCCCTGCACGACGGTGGCGACCGCGAGCAGCAGCACGATCACGCCGAGCGCCCGCTCACCCAGCCGCCCCGACCGGTGGTGCCGCACCCGGGTCGGGGGTTCGCCGTCCACGACCACTTCCCTGATCTCACGGATCTCGCGCCGTAGCCGCCCGACGAGGAACCCGATGACGAGGCCGGCGGTGAACCATGCGATCGAGTTCGCCACTTCGGTGAGGACTTCACCGCTCATCGGAGTCGCCCCCGCCCCGGCGGGCCCGGTCGGCGGATAGGAACAGGTACCCGGCGATGATCCCGAACACCCCGTCGACGCCCACGGACGGCTCGTAGCCCTCGACGACGAACTTGGCGACGAAATTAGCGACCCAGACCATTGTCACTACAACAATGATCCCGTAGCGGACCCGGTCATCCATGATCACCGCCGGGTGTCGGGAGACCGGTCACCGCAGCATCGGCGGCCCGAAAGTAGGCGAGGAAAGAGTGCACCCCGTCACCCCTTCAGCGGAAACGGCCTCGCCCGCGCATGTGGCGGGTCATGATGGCGGGATGCGAACGCACGGCAAGGGCGCGACATACCGGAAAGGCGGATGCCGGTGCCCCAAATGCCGCGCGGAGAACACGGAGGACACTAGGACCGCCCGGCAGAAGCGGGCGGAGCGCCTGGCCGAGGACCCTTCGCTGGCGCCACATGGCAGCCGGTCCACCTACGACAACTGGGGTTGCCGCTGCGAGGAGTGCGTTGTCGCGCACTACGCCGCGGCGGTGGTGGCGTACCGCGCTCCGCGTGGCTAGGTTCCGGCCTTGGTCCGGTAGAACCCGGAGGCGGGGAAGTCCAGCGGCAGATCGGTGCCGTCAGTAGTCGCGACGAACCCGAAGTGGACGAGCGGGGTTATCTCCGCGTCGGTGCTGAGAGTTGTGTCCGGCTTGTAGCAGAGCAGCGCCTTGCCGAGGGTGTTGTTCAGCACTCCACCTGCTGCGATCCACACCTGGTTGGCGATAGAGATGTCAACCCAGTTGTTGGTGTCGTCCACCGTGATCGTCGCCGTGGTGACCGTCTTCCGGGCGTAGTTGGTGAAATCCGCCTCATCATTCGACGCGGCGAGCAGCGCCGCCAGATCGTCATGATCGGCGAGGGTGTCGTCGGACTGGAGACCTGCGGATTTCAGCAGCACAACCACGAGACCGTCGCTGGCGCCGGTCAGCTGGCAGTAGTGCCGGATCCTGCCGCGGGCGACGTTCAAGATGCCGTCGGCCATCGGGTTACACCGTCAAATCGATGGACTGGATGATCCGGTACGAGTCCGGGTCGGCGGTGGCGGGCCGGTCCTGCATGTTCGACCACATCTCGCCGGTGCCGCGGCGCAGCGCCCATTCACCACGCCGGAACGTGTCCGCGCCCACGTCTTCGACGAACTCGACGATCGCGACCTTCGAGGTGGAGGTCCAGTAGCCGGCGTACTGCGGGAACCCGAGCCCGGCGAGCGTGTCCTCGTGCTGCTGCGCGAACTCGGCGACGGTGAAGCTGGCCGGCCCGATCCAGTCGGTGTCGGCGAAGCTGGTGTCCACGACGATGTCTTCGTCGACGTCCATCAGCATCTCCCCGTCGCCGGGGTCGAACTGGATACCGATGTGGAAGTCGATGGCGCCGAACGCCGTCCCCGCCCCGGTCAGGTCGATGTCGGGGGTGCTGCCGTGCCGGTTGACGCCGAGGAACGCGCGAACTGAGTGGCTGCCGTCGTAGTGCCACTCCACCCGGTGCCAATCCCGCAGCGGTATCGGAATGGCCGACGTGGCGCGCAGCGTGGACGGGTCGTAGACGCGCAGCAGACCGGTCGAGGTGATCCGCAGCGTTTTCACGTTCGTGCCAGCGTCCTGGGTGCGCATGAACTCCATCTCGGAGGTCGGGTAGCGGGAGAACCGCAGGTAGGCGCGGCGGCGGAACGAGTCGGTCAGATCCGGGTGGCTGTAGGTGGCCTTGGACGAGTGCTGCGCCCCGCCGGTGGCGGCTGTCCGGAACCTGGCCGCGGCGCCGCGGAGCCCCCCGGCGATGGCGGTGGCGGTGGCACCGGCGCCGGCAATGGCGTACGACGTGTACCTGGTGTTGGACGTGTCGAGGACGGTGCCGGTAGCCAGACCGGTGAATGTCTCGTTGAGGATCTCGGTCATTGCGCAGCGTAGATCAGGACCATGCACGACTCGTCGACGAACGTGAACGTCACCGCCACCCTGGAGTGCATGACCGGGGCGGCCGGTGCGCTCTTACCGTGGATCTGCGTCCACACGTTCGACGGGTAGGTGCCGGTCGCGGTCTCCACGGTCTGCCACACGCCGTCCGACAGCACCTGGTAGCGGTAGACGAATCCGACCGACCGGTTCAGCGGATCCTTGGTGAGCGCCTTCGTCTGCACCGGGTTGGCGGCACCGGAGGAGTTGAGCCATTTCACGTCGCCGCGGTGGCTGATCCCGCCCGCAGCGCAGCTTTCCCGCACGTACGAGTAGAAGCCGCCGGACGTCGCGGCCATAGCTGGCACAGCGAGCAGCGTGAGCACTCCGACGAGACCCGCAACGATTATGCGCATGATCATCCTCCCTGACGGGTGAACCCGTCGGCCTGCCAGTGATCACGGACCCGCTCGGTCATGTCGCGGTTCAGCAGCTGCTCCACGGTGACCACGTGACCGGGCACAACGACGCGGCCGTCAGGGCTGGTCTGCGATGCGGCTGCCTGCGCGGCCGTAAACGACGTGTAGGTGACGCTGATCTCACCGCGCGTCCATATCTCGTAGGTGCCACCGCCGCGGTCCACGACAGTAGGCCAGCGTGTCCACGTCGGCTCAACGACGACGCTTTTCACGTATTCGGCTTCGACGACCTGCCCCACGGCGACCATCAGATACCGTGTCCGCTCACTTGCGCCTCACGACGACTTGGCGATCCAGAACGCCTGAATATAGTTCTCGTATTGGTTGATTCCGGTGGTGGATAGGGATCCCCCGGAGATCTGCTGCACGAACACTTCGATGTAGTCGCCCACAATCAGGTCGACGTCGAACGACGACCCGAAACTGAACGTGTTCGGGGAGGCCATGGCCGTGAAGTCGAACAGCTGCGTCCCGCCGGTCGCCGAGCCGGCGGAGTTCTTCCGAATGTGTGTGATCCGGGAGCCGGTGCCGTTCGCAGTCCATGCGATCCCCACATCGACGTGGAACAGCCCGGCGGCGTTGCAGGTGATCCGGGACGGGTTCGTGCCGGAGTTGTGCATGTTGTCGGAGTCGAGGACCTCGGCGTTCCACGACATGAGCGTGGACACGTTGTTCGCCACCGACAGTACGGTGGAGTCGTAGGCCCACACCCGGGGTGGGGACAGCAGGAAGTTCAGGGCGTCCCGGAGCTCGAGGTTCAGGGTGGTCGCGTTGACCTTGCTGGTGCCGTTGACCCAGGTCTGCGGGGCCGGGACGATCGCCACGCGTCACCTCACCATCCGACGTACAGGGAGTCGCCGAGCGTGCTGGTGGTGCCCTCACCGACCACGGCGTAGTTCTTGGACGGCCGCGGCGACGTCCGCGCTGTGAGCAGCCATTCCCGGCCGCGGAACTCGTGACCGACCCCTTCCACGTCGAACTCCATCGTCGAGGTGGGCGCGTTCGCCGGCATGCCAGAGACCGCGAACGCGTCCCCGACCTCCAGCGCCAGCAGGGTTCGCCCCAACGCCAGGTCGGTGGGGAGGACCGGCACCGCCCCGACCCGGTGTCTGGGCTGCGCCGCCCGGTCGACCACCGCTTGGGCGCGGTAGGTGAGCTCGGATGCGGGCAGCACCGTGTCGATCGACTCGGACTGGACGTCGTAGTCGTCGATGCTGCCCTGGTCGGAGACGACCACTTCCTGCCCGCCGGCGCCGCCCCGCGATTGTTTGGTGACCTTCGCCTCGTTCCGGACGTGGGTGAGGTCGTAGTCGAGGGCGAGGTTCTTCCCGACCTGGCTGCTGGCGCTGACCGTGAACGACACGGCCCGGTTGACGCGGTGCCAACGGTTGTGGAACCGCAGGGCCCCGGCCCGGTCGATGAACACGAGCCCGTCTTCGGAGTTGATGGCGGCCATGTCGAGAGCGTCGCGGACCGTGCTCCCGGCCGTGGCCTGTCCCGCGAGGGTGGAGTCACCGGCTGCGAACGCCGTCGTGTGGTACCCCCAGTATCCGGCGATCTTCGTGAGGCGGGTGTCGGTGGTCTGGTCTGGCCAGCCCTGCCATGCCTGGTAGTGGGCGGTGACCTTCCCGCCGCCGAGGGTGAGCCCGATCGGGAACACGGCGACATGGGAGATGGTGCCGTCGAAGCCGCGCCACTCCCCGGTGCCGGCTATCGCCGCGCCGACATCGAGTCGCCCCGCCCCGGCCGCGGTGCCGTGGGTGCCGCCAGTGTGGGTGGCGTTCGCGCGTTGCACCCCGTCTACGTACAGGGTGCCCTCGGTGGTGTCGGCCCCGAAGTCGTCGGTGATCCGGAAGATGGCGTGGTGGGTGCGGCCGTCCCACACGTCGTAGCCGGTGGAGCGGATCGACCGGACCACGACGGTGCCGTTGGTCTGGGTTTGCGCCCACCGGGCCACCAGCGTGCCGTCCGCGGAGTCCAAGTAGAGGGAAAAGAACACGTCCGCCGACGCGGCCCGCATCGCCCCCAGCAGCCCCATCGACGGGGTGGACTGCGCCACCGACGTGGCGAAGCTGACCTCGTACGACACCGACGGGGCACCCGAGGTTGGGACCGGGGCGGTGGGGGTGCCCTCCAGGTACAGGTAGTCCTCGAACCGCCCGTCCGGTCCGGACGTCCATTGCGGCGCCGACAGCCCGTCCACGCCGGGGCCGGTGCCGGACCCGAACTCCAGTGTCGCCCCGGTGCCTTTCGTTTTCACCGCGAGCTCGGCACCAGACTTCCCCGACGACTCGGCCGCGAATGACGCTCCCGACGGGTCCGCCAGCGTCCAGTAGTAGGCGGGCGCGTCAGCGAGGATCTCGTGTTCGTACAGGGAGCGGAGTTTGCGGCGCGCGGCGAGCGTCAACGCGTCGGTGGCGGTGATCCGGGCGCGCCCGTAGGCGACGAGCTGGTCCCATTGCAGCGGCCAGGCGTTGACGTGCCCGTCGAACAGGGTTTCGGTGACGCCGCCGAGGGTGCCTTGCACGCGGACCCTGCGGAAAATCTTGACGTTCGGGTAGTGGGGTGAGGTGGCGAGGTCGGCGGTGAACCGGCCGTCGTCGTTGCGGAGTGTGAACGACAGGGCGCCGGGCTGGATCGTGTCGGTTTCGTGGGACCGGCCCCGGCTGATGGTCAGCGGGTGTTGGTTGCTGCATATCAGGTACGGGCTGATGTCGACCCAGTTCGGGGACGCCGAGAACGGGGTTGTGGTGAGCGCGGTCTCGACCTTGAGGGTCGGGTAGACGTCAGCCATTCGCGGTGACGAGCCGGACGCCGCGGGCCTGCGCTGCGGCGAGCAGGTCGTTCACGACCGCGCCGGCTGCGGCCCGGTCGCCGTAGAAGTTCGGGAAGTGGATGTGGACCACGGCCCCGCCGCCCTGGCCGCCGCCTCGGACCTGCATCATCTGCGTGTTCTGCCACGCCGGGATGATCCGCTCACCCCTGTGCAGCATCGCCGGGCCGGTCTCCGGCACGTAGTCGGTGCCGTGCTCGTACCAGTTGTGGCCGAGGTGGAATGAGAGTGCGGCGGACGGCGTGCCGTACCGCTGCGCGATGTACCGGAGCCCGTACACGGTCTGCGCGCGAGGATCCGACGTCTTATGACCACCCACCGACGCCCACGTCGAATTGAGGAACTGGAACATGCCGTACGCGGTCGACGTCGGGTTCTGCGCGGTGTTCCGGAACCCCGACTCCTTCATGACCAGCCGGTAGAGAGCGTCCCACTGCCCGCCGGACCAGCCGTACATTGATGCGGCCATGGAGCGGACCAGCGCCGCGTTCCCGGACACGTTCGCCGGGGCGCCCGGGGCGAATGCGGAGCCGATCGCCGGGGTGATGGCCTGGTTCAGTCGTTTCACGTACGCGGAGATGGCGCGTTCGGAGAAGCTCCGCGTCGCCCTCTCTACCGCGTCCGCGCCCGCACCGACCGCGCCCAACCCCGACTCGGCCGCGCGCATGCTGACGACCGGCCCGCCGGCCGCGTACCGGCCCGTGTTGATCGCCTCAAGCAGCGGCCGGTGCCGTGACGTCGACTGGGCGTTCACCACGTACTCGCCCGCCGACGCCCAGATCGGGATGTTGTCCTGAGTCGGCCCGCCAGCGCCGCGCACCGGCCCGCCGGCCGCGAGCCCCTGGTGCCGCAGGTCATAGGCGAGCCGCTGCGCGTTCGACGAGAACTTGATCGTGGAGACGACCACCTCGTCCCGGATCTGGTCGAGGGTGATGTTCGCGTAGTCGCGGTATTTGCGGAGGTCTTCCTTCGCCTTGGCCGTGTTCGCCTTCACGTCGGTCTGGATCTGGTTCGGTACGTCGTCTAGGACGCGGATGTACCGGGCGGTGTCGTCCTTGTTCAGTCCGAGCTGACGTGCCGTGCGGGATAGCTCGTCCTTGAAGAACTTCGTTTTCTGGGTGACCTTGTCCTTCGTCGCGCCGTGTTCGATGTCCCATTTGATCGCGTCGGCGGCAGTCTGGATCAGGCCGCGCATCCGATCCCGGTTCTCCAGCGCCGCCTCGCTGTTCCCCTTCAACGAGCGGGCATGCTTGTCGTGCTCGTCCCGCGCGCCCTTGACCTGTTCCCGCAGGCCGTGCAGCTGCTCCTGGAACCGGTCCATCGACGCCTCGCCGCCGAGTTGCGCGTCGACCACGGCGTCGATCTTGTCTTTCAGGTCGGAGAGTTCCTTGGCGGCTTTGTCGGCTTGCTCGACGACCTTCTTCTCGGCCTCCGACATCGCGCCGGCAGACCCGGCCGCCTCCTTCTGTGCCGCGTTCGCGCCGGCCAACGCGCCCGTGTACTGCGGCAGCTGCCCGTTCAGCCACTGCACCGATTTGCCCTTGGCGCGGACGGCCTGTTCGGTGCGGACGAACAGTTCCCGGGCTGCCTCCGCGTTCCCGGACGACAGCAGCGCCGCCATCGTCGCGTCGAGATCCTCGAATGTCTTCTTGCCCTCACCGAGGGCGTCGGTGAACGGGTTGAAGTCGTTGAGGAACTTCCCGATTCCGGACCCGAATCGGTCGAGGTAGTCGGTGGCCAGGCCGACGTTCTTGAAATCCTCCCCGACCAGCTTCGCCGCAGACCCGGCGAGCTTCCCGGTGTCCGCCCACCGGGCGAACGACCCCGACAGGTCGGCGACGTCCTCGTCGAGCCCGTACAGGTTCTTCTTCAGGAAGCCGACGCCCTCGCCGACCGCGTAGATCGCGGTGATCGTGCCGCCGATCTTCGCGAGGGTGCCGAGTGCCCCTGCGGCGCGGCTGGCGCTGATGCCCATCTCGTCCAGCGCGACCTTCGTCGCGTGGATCTTCGGGAGCAGGATCAGCAACGCGCCGCCGACCGTCCCGGCCGCGCCCGCGACCCCGAGGACGGCCAGTGTCGCGGTCTGCACCGGCTTCGGCAGGTCGTTGTACACGTTCACTGCAGCGGTGGCGGCCTGCACCATGTCTCGGAGCACCGTGTTCCCCGCCGACCCGGTCTGGATCAGCGCGGTCTCGATCGACCCGGATAGCTCCTCCAGGTCGCCGCGCAGGTTGTCGAGCTGGGTGGCGGCCATCCGCGCCGCCGCGCCCTCATCGTCAACGGCCTGCGTGTACTCGCGGACCCCTCGCTCGCCGAGCTCGTACAACACGTTCGCCGCGCGGACCGCGTCCGACCCGAAGATCGTCGCGAGGGCGGCGTTCCGCTGCTCCGTGGACAGCCCCGACAGGCCCTTCTGCAACCGGCCGGCGAACGCCTCCAGGCCGATGAAGTTGCCCTGCGCGTCGTAGGCGGTGATGCCGAGCCGCTGCATCAGGTCGGCGGCCTCGTCGGACTGCGGGTTGAGTCGCTGCAGCATTGTCTTCAGCGACGTGCCGGCGTCGGAGCCGATCAGCGCCCGGTCCGCGAACGCGGACAGCGTGCCGACGGTGTCCTCAAGCGATAGGCCAGTCTGCGCGGCGACGAGGCCGCCCTGCCGCAGCGCGTCACCGAGCTGCCCCACGTCGGCGGCGCTCTTGTTCGCCCCGGCGGCGAGGACGTCGGCGATGTGACCGACGTCGGAGCCGCGCAGCTTGAAAATGTTCATCGCCTGCGCGGAGATCTCCGCGGCGTTCCCGAGCTGCAGTTGCCCGGCGGCGGCGAGGTCGAGGGAACCAGCTAGTGCGCCACCGAGAATGTCTGCGGTGGAGATGCCGGCCTTCGCGAGCTCGCCCTGCGCGGTGGCGGCCTCAGATGCGGAGAACGCGGTATCGGCACCGGCCCGGATCGCGGCCTCGCGGAGCTTGTTCATCTCGGCGGCGGACGCGCCGGTGACGGCCTTCACCCCGGACATGGCCTTGTCGAAATCGGCGAACTTCTTCACCGCGATCGCGGCCATCGCCCCGGCGGCGACCCCGATCCCGGCGACGGTGACGCCGATCTCCCGGTAGGCCTGCTTGTGCTTTCCCCCGTGGGTGATCGCCTGGTTGGTGAACTGCGCGGTTGCGGCCTGCGCCTGCCGGACCCCGGCGAGGTATCCCGACACGTCGGCGCGGAGACGGGCGGTTACGGTGCGATCAGCCAACGAGTCACCTCCTCGCCGGTTCGGGTGTCGCTGAGACGCGGTCGGTGCTGTACTGGCAGTGACCACTCACCGCAGGGGGGACGAGTTCGATGACCGAGATGGCGCACATGGACCGACAGGATGAGCAGCAGGGCAATCCGCCGCAGCGCGGCTTCGATGAGTTCGGCTGGCTGGCGACGTTCTTCACCAGCCCGCTAGTGCAGTTCCTGCTGGTGGTCGCCGTGATCGTGCTCGTCGCGGTCTGGGTCAACGCCTAGCGCTGGAGCTCCACGGGGATCAGGAGCGCGCGGGGCTGCGGGGACTCCCGGTATGTGACGGAAGCCTGCTCGGTGGCGGTGCAGCGGTGGCAGCGCACCGCCGGGCCCGGCACGTAGCGGCCCTCGTTCTCCGCCTTCGTCGTCTCCGACAGCGGTTCCCGGCAGCCGGGGCACAGCGCCGCCTCGTAGGCGAGCAGCGCCAGCGCCCAGCCGCGTTCCCTCTCATCCCACTCCGGCTCGACCGCAGTCACCGACCTGACCAGCCGGCCGGCCTCGTCGTAGTTGTAGCTGGTTTCCCGTCGCGGCTCCCAGCCGCCGAAGCGGCGCAGCGAGACGCCCCATGCCCGTGCCGCTGTCAGCTCTCGTCTGAGGGCCTGGTTCTCATGGATGAGGCGAGACTGAAAGGCACGTCGACCTTGACGAGGTTCAGGGTCTGGCACGCGCCGTACAGGTTGCCGTACTGGTTGGCGGTGAGCACCTCGTCAAGGAGGTGCGTCCACTGCTCGTCGGACAGCTCCGGCTCCCACACGCACGCTTTGATCAGCGCCGGTTCGAACGCCTCGTAGTTGTGGCCGAGGGCCTTGTCCCGGTCGTTGTCCTCGCGGGGCGGGTGCGCGAGCAGCAGGTCGAGGAACTGGCGGCGGGGCAGCGCGCGTGCCCGGAACACAACCGTGGACGCCGCCATCTCCTCCCGCAGCGCCTCGATCCGCTCCGCGAGCTCGGCCGTGATCCCACCATCGGCAAGACTCGTGCGGGGCTTCGCGGACTCGGCCTGGAGCTGCCGCTCGAGGTCTTCGAACTGGGCCTGCAGGTCGCCGCGCAGGCACAGTTCGACAGTGCGTTCGGGGAGTTTCGCGGCGGCGATCAGCGCGCCCACGTCCACGGCCGGCGCGGCGTCGGGGGTGTCGCCGTTGAGCTTCTTCTGGTTGCTCATCGCAGCGGCTCCGGGAAGTCCGTGACGAGCGGAACGGTGACGGTTCGGGTGGCGACCCGATTCGGGTTCTCCTTATCGAGAACCAGCTTGCCGCCATCGTCTCGTTCCCACACCTCGGCCGTGATGGTGCGCGCGGCCTCGTCGACCGTGATGACTGACTCGGCGGGGATGCTGTCCGGGTCTAGGCCGTTGGCCCGCGCCCAGTCGCTGGCCGCCAACCGCCACACCTCGTTGTCGCTGCCGCGACTCACGTCGATCTTGAGCATGTGCTTCTCCTAGCCGTTGCCCTAGCCGACAGGTGAGGGCGCGGGCTGGCCCCGGCTAGGTAGGCCAGCCCGCTACTCGTGGGGAGGTCAGGCGACGGTGGCGCGCAGGTTCGGCTGGGTCGTGACCTTGGTGGGAACTTCGTACTTGTGCAGGCTGTTCGCCTCCGGGGGCAGGTTCCGCACCTCACCGCACTGCACCGGATACACCTCCACCTTGTCCGCCGCAGTCCACGCCGTGGATGAGGTGACGTCGCGGCGGACCACGATGTTCGTCACGTAGTCGCGGACCAGGGTGTTGTACACGCTGTCCGTGCCGGTCTGCTTCGTCAGCCGCAGCATCGTGTTCGCGAACCCGGCCCGGCCCGGCAGGCGGGTGTCGAACGTCGAGTTGAGCTTCGAGTTGTCGACATCTGCGGTGTCAGGCTCGAAGCCCACCAGCCCGTCAGGCGTCATGAGGCCCTCAAGCGACGTCCCTGCGTTGAGTTCCCCCGTGGTGGGGGCGGCGATGTTCGCGATGCTGGGGACGCTCCATACCTTGGTGCGGCCGTCAGTGGTCGAATCGGCGATGACTCAGCCCTCCTTGTCAGTGCCGGGCTCACCGGCGGCGATGGTTGTCTCGTCAGGCGCCAGCGCGAGTTCGGGTTCCGGCTCGGCGGGCTCGACCGGCAGCGGCTCCGGCTCAGCGGCGACCTGCCAGCCCGCCTCGTACGCCCCGGCGAGCGCGTCCGGGTTGTTCGGCACCCGCTGCACGCCACCGGACTCCGGGTGCACGAGTTCGACCCACTCGGTCTCGGCGGCGACCTGCCCGCCGTCCTTCGGCGGCACGAACGGCGCCGAGGTGTCCGGCGGGTCGACGACGCTCCAGCCCTTCGCCTCGTGCACCCGGATCACGTCCGGGTCATCGGGGACACGGGTGGTGCCACCGGTCTCCTCGTGCTCGAGATAGATCCAGTCGCTCATCGGCGGACCACCTTCACGGTGAGGCTCGTGACTGCGGAGTAGGTGATGTTCACGAGCCCGGTCGCCGGGTCGATGTACTGCGGGTGGACTGGGATGTCGACGTCCCCGGTGGTCGCCGCGACCGTGACCGTGGTGTCGGGGTTCGCGTATCCCAGATCCGTGGTGCGGGGGTCCGCGAGGGTGACGTCGCGGGTAGCGGCGTTGGTGTTCTTGACCTTGAGGACCACGCCGCCGGACAGGACGGTGCCGCCGTCGATGGTGTCCCCACCGGCGGCTGCGGCAACGAACCCGGTCGCGTTGCTGAGCCCGCCGACGGGCATCGCGGTGATGGTCAGTGCTGCCATGTCTCTCCTCGTCGTGGCATGCGAGCGGGGCCGCGCGACGAGGGTCGGCGGCTACGGGTGAGTGGAGGTCAGGCGGGTGTGCTGCCGAGGCGGAACAGCAGCGGCACGTAGTAGCGGCGCGGCGACACCGTGGGCGGGTCCTGCCGCACCGGGCCAGGTTCGCCGTCCTGGTAGATCCGCCACGTCGAACGGCCCGCCACGGTGGGCTGCACGTCGAGCAGCGCGGCGCACACCTTGTCAACCGCCCACAGGCACTCGTTCGGGTCGCCGCCCACGGCGGTGACCTGGAACGGCCAGTCGAAGTCGACACTCGCCCCGTCGAGCCCACCCGCGAACCGGGTCCCGGCGCCGCCGTACAGCGCGGCGTACGGGTTCACGGCGCCGCCCGCGTCGGTGGGCACGTCGGTTGGTTCCCCGTCGTACACGTCGAGGTTCGCGATGGCGTCGAGGAGGGCGAGGACGGCGTCCTTGTGGGTGCGGGCGTCGGCGGTGACGGTCATAGCGGCACAATCAGCCTGAGCGCCTTCATGGCCTCGGCGACCTGGTAGTCGAAGGCTGGCCCCATGTAGGAGGCCGGGCCCTGCCGGCTGGTCCCGTACTCGACGTAGTGTCCGTACGAGGCAGTGGGTCCGGCCTCGAAGCCGAGCCCGTCCGGGTCGAGGTCCACGCCGATGGAGTTCCGCAGGTTCCCGGTGTCCACCGGCACGATCTGCTGCGCCCGCGCGACGGTGCCGTGCCCGGTCTTGGCGATGACCTGCTGCGCCCGCTTGATGCCCCGGTATCCGGCCGCGCCGAGGTCGATGGTGAGCCGGTTTAGCTCGGTCAGGTCCCAGTCGCCGGCCATGTCGCCTCCCCGCTACCCGAGGTCGTCTTGGGCAACGATGTTGCGTTGCCATTGCTCGGAGCCGTACTGCGCGTCCAGGACCCGCAGGGTCCGGCCGGCCAGGTCCGCGTCCACGGCGTCGGTGATCTCGATCAGGTCGTCCACCTCGACGAGCGGCACGTCGTGGGGCAGCGACACGAGGTAGGAGCGGATCGTGACGACCTGGTCGCCCTGGAGGACGGCGCGTTCCCGGGTGGGCCGGGCCTGCACCCGGCACGCCGCGTCGGTGGCGACGACGATCCGGGCGGGCGGGGTGGTCTTCCCGGTGGCGGGGTCGAAGGTTCCGGGCCCGGTGCCGTCGCGGGTGATGTCGCAGGTGGCGGTGAGGGTGGCGAGCGCGGTGGGGCGGTGGTGTGAGCTCCAGCCGGGGCCGATCACATGGGCGCGGCGCATCTACTCCGCCAGCTCCGCCGCAGTAACCCACGCATACGGGTCGTACTCCACGATGTGGAAGCCGCCGGTGTCGTCAGCGTCGCCCTCCGCGACCTGCCGCCTGAGTTCGGTGGCGCGTTCCCGGAGTTCCTTCGCCACCGCCGGCCCATCAGTGGACATGTCCTGCGACTTGATCTTCTTCGAGACCAGAGCCTCGTTCGACGCGATCGCATCCAGTCCGGCCGCCGCCGCCAGCCGCACGTTGGCGTTCTCCAGGGCGAGCAGCGCGTCGATCTCCGCGTCCGAGAAGATCACCCGGGCCGGGTCATGCACGTCCGTGTCCGGGATCAGCAGCCGCACCCGGCCCCGGTCCGTGGCCGGGTCGTACGTGTTCGCCGCGGTGCCGACCTCGTCGGGGCGGACATAGAAAGTGCCGCCCTCGGCGGAGTCCGCAGTGCCGGTGGCGGTCAGCCGGAACGCCCACTGCCCGGCCAGATCCGGGTCGACGGTGATCCGGTACAGCCTGCCGCCGTCCGCAGCCGCACCGACCTCGGTGACGGTACCGGCCGTGGTCGCGCCGGTCGGTTTGGTGAACGTGCCGGCGACGGTCGCGCCAGCCGCTGCGGTGCCGTCCAACTTCTTCAGCGACCAGTCGATGACGACGGTCTTGGAAATCCAGTACGGCTCGACACTCACCGCATGCTCACCTCCGACCGGTCGGCGTGGGTGACGGCGGATCGGGACACCAGCGTCAATGTGCCGCGGGCCGCCGGGGCGGGAGCCCCGGCCGGGATGACGGCCCCGGTAGCGGTGTCGGTCCCGGTCGCGGTGTCGGAGGCGACGCGAGCGAACACGAGCGCGCGTGCGGCCGTCGTGGTGGCCGGGGCGGCGTCAGTGACCGACCGGGCCAGGGCGGCACCCGCCGATGCCGTGTCGCCCGCCGTGGCCGTGTCCGCGGCGGTCCCGGCGGCGAGCAAGGACCGTGCGGCGACGTCCGCAGCGGCGGCCAGGTCCGCGGCGGAGCGGGCCGTGAACACACTGCGGGTGATCACGTCTGGGGTGGTCGCACCATCGGCGACTACCCGCGCAAGCGCGACCTGACGGTCAGCCGAATCAGTCGCGGGCGCGGTGTCCGCGGCGCTGCGGCCGGTGCCACCGGCAGGGGTGACCGTACCGCTGGCCGAATCCGTCGCTGCGGCGCCGTCCGACACGGCCCGGGACTGGGTCAGCGACCGCGCAGGTGCATCGGCCGCCGAGGCGGTGTCCGCGGCGGCGCGAGCGAAAACCTGCGCGGCGCGGGCCGCCGTGTCAGTGGCCGACGCGGCATCGGCGGCGGTGCGTGCGGTGGCGAGCTGGCCGGTGACCGTGTCCGTGATCGCCGCAGTGTCCGCAGCGGTGCGCGCGGTGGTGAGGCTACGTGTCGCGGCATCGGTGGCCGGCACCGCATCGGTGGCCGAGCGGGCTGCCGTGACAGTCCGGGTCGCCGCGTCGGCAGCGGATGCTGTATCGGAAACGGGGCGGGCCACGGCGAGGCTGCGGGTTCCCGCGTCCGTGGCCAGCGCGGGGTCGGTGACGCTCCTGGGGAACGTTGCTGCCCGGCTGATTGTGTCGGTCGCCACGGCCGTGTCGGCGGCAACCCGGGCGAGGGTCTGCGGCGCGGTCTGCAGCAGGTCCCGGCCGTCGAGCTGAGTGAGGGTCACCCAGGCGGCCTTCATCGGGTTGTAGTCCCACGCCCGGCCCTGCCCGACCGCGCGGGTCCGCACGTTCCGCCAGTACTGCCGGGCCCGGGTGGTGTCCCCGACCTGTGTGAACGCCAACCCGACCAGCGCGTCATACCGACCGGAGAGCGCGGGCTTGTCCGCGTTGGGCTGCGAGGCGTCGAACTGGGTCGTCAACCCGGAGTGCCGGGAGCTGGGGAAGATCCGGAACAGCACGGTCCACGCCTGCTGCAACGCGTCCCCGAGCGTCGCCCAGGTGGTGACGGTGTGCACCCCGACGTCAGACACGGCCCAGTCGTAGGCGGCCGCGGTCGGGGTCGCCGGGTTCCACAACGCATCCACGCCGGCGAGCTGCTTCACGGCGACCGCGCGGGCACGTTCCCGCACGGCCTGGCTGGACGCAACCTCGACGGCGGCCCACAGCCCGGCGACGGCCTCGTCCTGGTCCATCAGGTACTTGGCGTGAAACTCCGGTTTCGCCCAGGTGAGCCCGTCGGAGGTCTGGGTGAGCTCCACCGCGGCGACGGCCTGCCCGACCGCGGTCTGCAGCGCCGCCAGCCTCGACGGCCGCGGGTCCACGAGGTTAGCGGCCCGCACCGCCAGGAGGAACAGCCCGGCGTACGCGTCGGTGGAGTCGCGGGTGGTCAGCTTCGTCAGGGTGGTCCCGGACCGGTCGTAGTCGTACATGGTGCCGTCGGGTTCCTGGTGCGCGGCGTACCAGTCGCACCAGTTCCACACGGCGTCCGCGTACGAGGCGATGCCCCACTTGCGGTAGGCGGCGGCCAGCCCGACTGCGGCGAAGCCCGCCTCGTAGGGCCGGATCGCGGCCTTGTCGATGTACCAGCCGATGGCGCCCCCGGCGCCGACGGCGTCGGTCTCGGTCATCACGGCCTGCATCGCCCAGTCGGCCTCGTTCGACACCCACGCGGTGGCGGCGGTGCCGACCTCCAACTGGGCGGCGTCGATGACGGCCTCGCCACCGCCTTCGATGGCGAGGAAGACCCGGGCCTTGGTGGCGCCGGCGCCTGGGGTGGAGGTGACGGTGCGGCGGGTCAGCGCGGCGTCGACCGCGCCGACGGTCGTGTAGTCGTAGTTGACGAGGACGTCGGTGGCGTCGAGCCATTCGACTTTGAGGACGAAGTTCGCGCCGGTGTTCAGCGAGTTGACTTTGACGTAGGCGGACAGGGTGTGCGGTTGCTGCGCGGTGATGGCGACGGTCGCCCAGCGGACGTCTTCGTTCAGCCCGTTCGCGACGGTGATCTTCTGCGCCTTGGTGCCGGACTGGACTGGGGTGGTGACGATGGCGGTGGTGGGTGTGCCGAACTTCGACAGGCCATCCGCGAGCCCGTCGCTGTTGGCGTCCAGTTCGAAGGAGGTGTTGGGCAGCAGGTTGTCGGCGACGGCGTCCGATGTGGTGGTGTCGGTCGCTGTGGCGGTGTCGGCGGCGGTGCGGGTGAGGGTCAGCGACCGTGAGGCCGTGTCTGTGGCCGGGGCCGAGTCCGAGGCGGTGCGGGCTAGGTCCGCCTGCCCGGCGGCGTCCTCGACGTAATGGGCGGTGAGCCTCGCGTACGACACGTCAGTCCAAGCTCAACACGGACCACTCGAAGCTGCGGCCGGTCCCGGCGGTCTGCTTCAGCGTGAACGTGGCGCCGTCCACGGTGGCGACCGGCGGGGACTCGTAACGCAGCTCGGTCACGGGGCCGACGACGGTGGCGAGCCGACCGAGCACTTCGCTGCCCGCCGCGAGCACCTTCGACTTGATCCGCAGCTCCAGGATGTCCCCGGCGGCGAGGTTGGTCAGGTTGACGACCAGCACCCGCGTCTTGGCGGTGGTCGGCGTGGCCAGGCTGTGCTCGGTACCAATTGTCGCGGTCTGTGTCCCCGAGGATTCCCGCGCCAGCGCCATTAATCTACTCCAACCGCTAACACTCGGGGAATAGCTGTCGCGGCTACACTTGATCCCGCATGACGCGCCACAAGCCGAATACCTGCTGGAAGATTAGTCGGGACAGTCACATGTGGTGTGTGACATACCTCCGAAGTCGAAATACGCGCGCCCAGATCGGCGATTAATACCTGTTCATTACCCGCCGATCCATAACCAATATCCACCAGGACGCCCGTGGCCGTTAGGACAGCGTTATTCGTTGGTGCTATACATGGAATTAACCACCTAATAGGATTGGCTGTAGATGCAGACAACTCAGTCCATGCACCTTTGGTATTTACAGCACCCGGAGTAGCCATAAGTGTTCCAGAGGAAACAGCCGTACTAGCTCCGTACGTCGTCGCTCGGCCACCATGTTCACCTGGCATCCACCCGCCACCAATAATTAAACATTGAGCATCAACTGTCTCAGAAACTACAGCCGATTGGCAGCGCGCCGCGATCCGTTCACCAGACGGAATGTAAACCGGAAGGAATATGGACCGGGTGCTACCCGAGAAACCCACCGCGATATTCTCCACCAAAACTCGCTCGGAAGCTGCCGCGCCCAATCCAATGTCGATCAACATCGACGTGTCGACCGCGGAGACACTGATGCCATCTCGGTGCATCATCCAAATACCAGATACATCGAAGTCCGTAGCTGCAATCAGTTGTGTCCATGCGCCTTTAATATGCGCGGTACCCGAGGCGGTGAGAGTCTCCGGGACGCTGGACGCGGCGACCACGCCGCCGGTCTCGGAGCGGCCCGCGTCCGACAACGGCCACTGCGGCACGGCTACTCCATGTCCGTCGGCTGATGGGTCAGCCGGTAGCGGTGCGGGCCGAGCAGCCGGACGAGGCGGTCCCGTAGCGTCTGCCGTTGCGTGACGGTGAGCCGCTGCCACACCGCGGACAGGTCCGGGTCGTCGGCCAAGTCCTGGACGCGGTCGGCCCTCGCCGGCTCGGGGCGGGCCACGAACACGCGCAGTGTCCTGTCCCAAATCTGTGTCGCCGCGTCTGGCCGCTGCGCCTGCTCGAGCGCCACCATGCCCTCGGGCATCGGCTCGGCAAGCACGGTGCCGATGGAGATCAGCTCACCGTCGACGTCGCGGCAGACTGCGTACCAGGCCATGTTCAGCACCCTCCGGGAATGCACTCGCCAGCCGTGACCTCGACAGTCGGCTCAGGTTCCGTGGTCGGCTCAGCGGTCGGCTCCGCGTCGGGGTTGTCCACGTGGAACTGCGCGACCAGCACGCCCGAGTTGCCCTGGCCGTCCTTCTCGCAGTCCACCCGCTGCACCAGCCGATGCGGGCCGTCCGCCAACTGCGTCGTGTCAATGCTCAACGTCGTCTCCGGCAGCGGCCCCGGCCCGTCCAGCAACACCGTGCCAGGAATCCCGGCGTGCGCGTCCGCATCCAGCGCCACCCGGTGATGCGACGGGTCCACGTCCCCCGAGCCGTGGTCCACCTGCTTCACCTTCGGCTCCCACACGCCCGACACCGGGCCGTCCGGCAGCGGCACGCTCAACACGTCCGGCTCGCAGTACCCGAAGTCCGTGTACCAGCCCTTACCGCGCAGGTACGGCTTCCGGGTCACGTCCGACTTCGACTTGCCGTTGGCGATGTACGTCTGCCAGTTCAGCGAGGCGTGCATCCGCTTGCCGTCCGGCTCGTCAACGAAGCCGCGGACGCGGATCTCCTGCAAGCCCGAATGGCCGAACTTCGCGATGTCGACCGGGGCGGTCAGCCACTGCTCGCACGTGGTCTCCGCACACGTCCGCCACGCAGGGACCAGCTTCGCGACCGTCGTCTCATAGTCGGTGCCCTTGAACACCAGCGACAGGTCCAGCAACTTCCCAGGGTTGTTGTGCATGACCACGCGAACCGGAATCGTCGTGTTCGCGGACAACGTGTCCCGCTCCGGGATGCACGCCCCGACGTGGAGGTGCCCGAAGTCCGTCGTCGCAGCCGGGTCGGCCCCATCTGCTCGGGACCACCACGACTGCGCCTCCGTCCACACGCGGGGCTCCGGGAAGTCGGAGCAGTCGATGGCAGCCGACGCAGGGGTGGGGGACAGCATCACCGCGACGAGTGCGAGCAAGGCAAGGACGCGGCGCATCAGCTCAAGGTCACGGTCTGCGTTGTCGTGAGGGCATCGCCCGAAGCGGACAGCGTCGCCGTCGCTGATAGCAGTGTCGTGAAGCACATCCGGGACGCCCCGGTCAGGGACTGGAACACCCCGATCTTCGCCACCGTCACCGGCAGCGTGTCGCTGCCGTTCGCCGTGAACGCCGTCGTCAGCGTGTAGCTCGCGGCCCCGGCGGTGTGCGCGTACGCGGAGATCTTCCGGATCAGCCCGCCACCGGCCGTGGTGATCTCCCCGGTCAGCGTCGTGTCACCCAGCGCCGGGGCCGTCGAGTTCGCTGTCAACGCGGTGAACCACGCCGCCGCGTTCCCCGCCAGGATCTGGTATTGCGCGTTCGCGGACGGGGTCGTGCCCGCCGCGCCACCCGGGGTGGCCGGGACGTTCCACCGGTCCACCGTCAACACCGTCGCCGTGTTTGAGATCACCACCCCGTACACCGCGCCCGAGACGACCACGTGCCCGGCCCAAGCATTCGTCGTCCACGCCTTCGCCGTATCGGTGACCGTGGTCGCCGCATAGGTGACCGTCGCGCCGGTGTTCTGGTCCCCGACGATGTCACCGCCCATCGCCGCCGACTGCAGATCGCGCCCACTGTTGACGAGCACCGGTCAGCCCTCCCCATCCCAGTCGTCGGGGCGGCCCACCGGGCAGCCCAACTGCGCGGCGAGCAGCATCGCCAGCCCACCGTTGTCGGACTCCACCCAGTCCGGGGTCGAATCGGTCACGTTGTCGCCGCGGCTGTGGTGGTTCCACACCCCGTCCTGCGCGGTCACGACCGCGACCGCCTCCAGCAGCGAATAGGTGTCGGGGATGTGCACGGTGGTGACGCGGGCGCCCTCCAGCGGCTTGTGCCGCAGGGTGCCTTTGGCGTCGAGGTAGGCCTCTTTCGCGGCCGAATTGCCGAGCAGGACGCGCACGCGTCAGCCCTCCTTCGACTTGTGGGACGTCGCCTTGCGGGGCTGCTGGGCCGGCCGTGCCTTCCCCGGCGCGGACGGCTCCAGCAACTCCACCTCACCCGCGGGACGCTCGGCCGGCACCGGCGCAGCGGCCGGCAGCCGGTCGAGGATCCCGCGCAGCAGCACGGTCTGCTCCTCCAACCGGTCGTGCACGGCCCGGACCAGCAGGTCGTTCACCGTCACCGGAGACGGCAGATCAGCCACCGGCTCAGGCGACCGTGCTTGCGCATGAACTCTTCGGGTCCATCAGGACGCCCCCGAAGACCACTCTCAATTTCCACTCGACCGCATCGGTGTCGAAATCGCCGTCCTCCGGCGCGGTCAGCCCGCCACCGACGCGGGTCGCGTTCGGGGACTTCTGGAACAGCTCCGGTGTCTCGTGCCCGGTGAGGAACCCGACCTCCATCGCCGGCCGGCCTGCGGTGGGCGCGGCGAACAGGTACCACGAGTTCTCGTTGGACGTGTTGATCACCGGCAGCCACGGGTTCACCAACAGCGAAACCCGGTTCCGCATCCAGTTCTCCGCCCGCACCGTCTGGTTCGCGGTGCCGCCGGCCTCGTTCACGTCGATGTGGATGGCGTTGAGGATGTTCCGCGCCGTCACCTCCAGCGCCGGTGGCACCACCAGGACGACACCCTCGACGAAGATGGGGTTCCCGTCGGTGTCGAGCTGCGCGGCCAGCACCGTGAACGCGGTCTGCAACCCAGCGATGGACAGCGCCGGGTTGGCGGTGACGATGTTGTTGTTCGCGGCCGCGTAGAACGTGGTGTCCGGCCCAGCCGCCGACGTGTACAGGTCGGTGGCGAACTTCTCCACGGAGCGACGGGCCGCACCGGCGAGCCGGTCGGGGATGTCCCGGAACGCGTCCAGGTCATCGTTGATCAGCGTCTCCCACGACAGCGGGATCCGGCGGCCGTACTTCTTCACGCTGTACTCGTACTTGCCGTCGGTGAGCTTCGCGGCCTTGTACTCGCCGAGCTGCGGCACCTCGTCCAGGGTCGCCTCCCCGCCGTCCATCGTGAACCGCTTCACGGTGCGGAAGTCCCGGACGGTGCCGCGCCGGGCGATCCGGTCCCACTGCACCGGCATGGAGGCGTAGCGGGCGAGGAGCTGCCGGTCGAGGATGTCCGCGAACAGGATGCTGAAGTCGCTCGTGGACATGGCCTCGGAGAAGTCCAGGGCGGCGCGGCGGGAGCCGTGCAGCACCTTCGCGTACAGCCCGGCGACCTCCAGCAGGTTCTGCTGGTAGGCCGGGTTGTGTTCCCGGCGGCGGCGGCGGGCGGACAGGTTGACGCCTTCCCCGGCGTAGATCGCCTGGGTGGACGCGTCCTCGGCCTTCCACGAGCCGACCTCGGTGAGGTTGTCGAGGCCGAGGGCGTCGAGCGTTGCAGTAGTCATTTCTCGTCGCTCCTCAGTAGCCGAGCTTCACGGCGATGGTGGTGGTCGCGCCGCTGCTCACGGCCGCCAGCGCGTACCCGAAACGGATCGAGCTCGCGGACCCGGGCGTCTTCTCGAGGGTGCCCCCGGCGTTGTCCCACACGACGATGTCGCCGACCGCGATGGCCGCGTTCGCGGTGCCGTCGTGGCCGAGCACCGCGAGGTCGAATACCCCGTCGGTCTTCACGGTGGCGAGCCCGGCGGAGTCCTCATCCGTCAAGGCGACGAACGGGATGTTGCCGACCGCGCCGGGGTCGCCGGACTTCACGAGATCGCCGGTGCCGGTGCCGTTGACGGCGGACACGTTGAGCGGGAACTGCACGCCCTCGTCGTAGACCTGGTTCTTCGCCAACGGACTCAGCCCCTTCCGGAAGCGGCGAGCTTCGCCGTCTTCTCATCGAGCCCGATGGACTCGTAGAACTCAGCCAGCCCCTCCTGGAACTTGGCCTCGGTCAGCTCCGCGCCCTTCCCGTCGCCGCCCAGGCCACGCACGCTGCCCATGCCGAGCGACTCGGCCACCGACGCGATGTAGGTGCGCTCGGAGTCGACCGCGGCCTTGATCGCGGCCTTCAGCTTCTCCGCGTCCACGGTCGCGGACTCGGTGAGCGGAACGCCGCGGCCCTCGTGCCCGACCACGGCGGCCGTCACGCGGGCGAACGCCGGCTCCGGCAGCCCCGACTCGGCGAGCGCGGCGGCGGTCTGGGTGCGGGCGACCTCTGCGGCGCGGAGCCGGGCGAGCTCGCTGCGGGACTCGGTGAGCTGCTGCTCCGCCTCTGCGGCGCGGACCTGGTGGTTGGAGCGGGTCTCCAACGCGGCGCGGGCCTCGGTGAGGTCCTTCTCGAGCTGTTCGACGCGGGCGGCGGCCTCGCCGATCTCGGCCGGCTGCTGCGTCGTGGTGGTGGTGGTGGAGCCGCCACCTTCGGGGGGCGCTCCGGTGCTGCTTCCGGACACGGAAGCCTCCTTCGGGATGTTGGTCGGCGGTGCTCCGCCCTTGCTCTCTTCCATCGCTGCGGCGACCGGCGCCGGGTCGGCCCACGGGTCCCGCTCGTACAGCTGCGGCGCGTCCGCCTCGACCCGGGACGTGAACGCGGCCAGGGCGTCCCCGATCCCGCCGGACAGGGTGATGCGTTCCTCGCGGGTCAGCCGGCCGTCGCCGTACATGCCGTCCGTCAGCTCTGTGAACGCGGTGTGCAGCCGGGCCTCCAGCCACCCGCCGACGTTCCGGGCCTCCGCGAGCTCGGCGCGCTTCGACTCCAGCAGCGCCAGCACCTTCCCGCCCCGCCCCGCCTCAGCCACGAAATCGACACTGAGCGCGCGGTCGATGGACTGCACGATCAGGCCCTCCCGGCCCTCAGCCTCGCCCATCTCCGCCTGCCCGATCGCGCGGATGGACACGCCGATCTGGTCGGCCATGTCGGCCAGCACCGGCCGCCACGGCCCGAACGACTCGACCTCCGCGACCAGCGCCCTGCCATCCCAGTGGGCGTCCTCCACGAACCGGGCGGCGAGGTCCTTCACGGACCGTTCGCCGTGGATCCGGTCCTGCGACTCGGAGATCGTCTGGTGGTCGATGAACATCTGGGTGCCGGCGGGGAACGCCTTGTCGGCGGCGGCCTGCTTCAGCACGGTCTCGCTGTAGTGCCCGCTCGATCCCCAGCCGGGGGTGATGAGCTGCACGCTCATGCGCCGCCCCGTCGGGGTGCCGCGCACCGCCTCGGACAGCGGCGTGGTCTCCGCGAGCGCCGACTCCTTGAGCCCGCCGCCCTTCCCCCACGAGTCCGGGATCGCGTCGGACTTGCCCAGCGCCTTCGCCCGGCCGGTGATGTACTTGCGGATCCGGTTGTGCCCGGCCCCGCCCCGCCCGACCGCGTGGATCGCCTTGCGGAGGTCTTCCTCGTCGCCGATCGGGTAGGACCAGTCGCCCTGGTCGTTCTTCAGCGCGTGGCCCTTCGCGCCGAGGTCCCGAAGCTGCTCCGCCGTGTACTTCGCCTCGTCCAACAACCCGGTCACGCGGGCCTGCTCAATCAGCGTCGCCATGGGTGACGTGCCGGTCGTGGTCGTCTTCGGCACGTCGGACTCCTTCACGTTCGCGTTCAGGGCTGCGAGTTGGCGTTTCGCGGACTGCTCCGAGTCGTGGCAGCCCTTGACGTCGCCGGTCTGCCTGTTCACCACGGCGAATTGGTCGGCCCGGCATGAGCCGCCACCCTTCACCACGTCCCAGGGCATGCGGCCTCCCGGTGGGACAATCAGCGGATGGACCGCGTCGAGATGGCGATCGACATTCTGACTAAGCCGACCCCCGCCGAAAGCGAACGTCTGGCTGCCGGATGGCGTCGCCGTGAGGCCGACCGTCGGGAACGCGTGATGATCGCCCACGAACGCCTGGCCGAGGTCACCGACCCGGTCGCCCGCGCCGTCCTCGACCTGCACCGCGAAAACGGGCGCGGTCAGTGCGAAGGCGACGAGTTCGGCGGCTGGGATGGTGAACGCCCCGACTGGCCGTGCGACACCGTCCGCGCCGTGGCCAAGGCCGTTGGCATCGAGATGCCGGACCTGTAATGGCCGCTGACGACGACGACACGGCATGCCCGCACATGTGGCGGCTCGCCGTCGTCACCCTCGACCACGAAGGCGGCCATGCCAAATACGTGTGCGAACTCGTCGGGTGCGTGCTACTCGTCCCACCCGGCGGGACGCACCCGCAGACGGTCTAGCTTGCGTGCTTCTCCCCGCTCGACTCTGCCGGGCCGACGATCCACATCTCGCCGTTGCACGCCACGCACATGAACCGCGGCATCGCCAGCACGCCAGGCGCCGCGTAGGGCACCGGCACATCGTGGCGGACACCGCACGCCGGGCAGCCTCTCGACCGGCACTCCACGGTCAGCGTCGCCGTCATCTGGAACATCCTGACCGCCCTACTCGGTGATCACACCCGTGTTCAACTTCCCCACCACCGCCACCCCCGCCGCAGCCAACGTCACCGTCAACGCCTGCCCCGCCGTGCCCTCCAACCCGGAACCCGGCAACACAACCACATACGGGCCACCCGCCGTCACATCCAGGTCCAAGATCGTCGTGCCACCGTCCGCGACAGTGACCCGGCCCCCAGTCGGCGCGGAGCTGTAAGAGAACGCCAGGAAAACCAGCCGGTGCGACTCCCCGGCCACCGCCGTGATCGTCTGCGTCACGGCCGTGTTCGCCGCCGCGGTCGCGGTACGGCCCACCGCCGCAAGCGTGGTCGTCTCCGCGAGAGTGCTGCGCGATATCACGGACATGACGCACTCCTCACGCCGCAGCTGCGAGCCGCGCGACCGGGGTCGGCCCAAACGAATCGCGCCAGTCCGGCGTGGACCGGCGCTGCGACAAGTCCTCCCAGCGAGCACGACCCGACCGCAAAAGCTCAAGGCGTTGCGCCCCCATGACGCGGATCTGGTCCTTCTCGGGTAGCGCGTCGAACACCTGCCTGGCGTCCGGCACCAGTGGCGGCGGCTCGTCCAGCTGGAAGCCCAGTTGCCGCCACGACTTCGTCACGCAAAGTCGCGCACAACGACCTTGCTGATGGTCTAGCGGTCCAGCTTCGATCAGCGAATGCATCGAACCGTGCTGCGACCAACAGCTAGGACAGGTGCGCCGGTCGAGCTGCGCCAGCCACTGCCAGCCCGCCAGGGTCTGGTGGTTTACCAGCTGAGCCTGCGCTGCGGCGAGCCGGTGCGCATCGAGCATCTCGGTCCGTGCCACCCGCAGAGCCCTTGTGGCGCCGAAGTTGCCCATGAACGCGCCCTCGAGCCGGCGCAGCATCAGCCTCGCCGCCGCCCGCGGGTTCAGCCCCTCCGCGACCCCGCGGATCAGTACCCGGCGCATCGCCTCACCGGCCTCCACCGAGATCGGCAACGTCGCGGCGGTGATCTGCTGCGTGGTGCGCTGCACAATCATGTCGAGCGCGCGCGGGTCGACCCGGTCGAACCGGGCCACCATCGACGCGACGTCGGCCTTGTCGACGGGCAGCTGCGACACGATCAGGCGGGGCTGCATCGCCGCGGCCTCGGCCACGATCCCCGCCAGGTCACCGCTGACCGTGACACCGGTGAGCCGGGCCAGGTCGCGCAGCTGCTCCGCCGTGGCGGCGAGCGCCTGCTGCGCCCTCGACGCGCGGAGGATCTGCGCCTGGCTGGGCCACGAGCCCTCGCCCACGGACAGCAAGTCGGTTACGACGGCATCCCAGGAACTCGAGATCTCATCGAACGCGCGCGCCCACGCCTTCACGAGTTCCCTCGTTCGTTGGTCGACGATGGCCGACAAGTCGATGCGCAGACGCCTCGCCAGCCGCAGTGTCTCCCGGGTCACCGCCACAGCAGCCAACCCCACGCCAGCCCGCACAACGCGCCGAACACCAGAGCGCCGCAGATCACCAGGATCACGGCCAGCGGATGCACCGTCAGGCCGTCTCGTCCTCGGGCTCGCGGTCCTCGTCCTCGTCCCCGCCGCTGACCAGCCTCGCCGGGTCCTCACCCCTGCGGAACGCGTCCACCGCAGCCTGACCGGCAGACGCGTTCGGGTCGATGAAGTTCCCGTCCTCGTCCATCATCTCCTCGATCAGGGCGTCCACATCCGTCACTCCGAGGACCTGCAACAGCAGCCGCGCCGTCACGAGCGGCGGCACCTTGCCGGTGGCGTCCGCCTCTGTGATGGCCTTGACGAGCTTCTCCGTCTCGATGTCGTCGAGCGCCGGCCAGTCCACGTCGATGGTCCGGTCTTCCTCGTCCGCGAGCTCCACAACCTCACGGCCGTCCTCATCCCGCGTCACCGTGCCCTGCAACGGGCCGGCGGGGGCCTTCACCGCCTGATCGATCACGTAGTCGAACACGTCGCCCAGCACCTCGCCGTACAGGCCCCGCCTGGCGGCCATCGTCAACTCGGTCGGGCGGTCCAGGGTGGTCGCCACCGCCCGGGCCCCGGTCTGCCCCGGATCCTCGAGCAGCATCGTGATCGGCACGTCCAACGCGGACGCGACCATCATCGCCAGCGGCCGACCCGCCTCCACATCAATCGTGGCGCCGGTCTTGGGTATGGCCTCAAGGGACTGGTCAGGGCCCATGATCGCGGTCGCGCCGGCGTGCAGCGGCGCACCCGTCGCGTCCGTGCCCGGCGCGGTCGCGATGGTCTTCTTCACCGCGGCCTGCTTGCTGCCCTTCGCCGTGGTGCGCCACGCGAACCGGGACAGCGCCTTCACGAGCCGGGCCCAGTCCTCCAGCAGCTCCTTGTACGCCCGCGCCCAGTCGATCGCCGCGTACGCGGTCGGCACCCCGAACTTCCAGCCGTCCGGGCGGTCCTCCACCACATGCAACACGGGCGCGTCCCACTGCACCGGATACCCGTCGATGCGGGGCAGTCGCGCGCCGCGCGGGGTGTACCCGAGCGCCGGGTAGAACACCGTCCGCGGCTCCTGCCGCATCCGCGCCGTCCCCGGATCCACGGTGGTGACGGTCCAGACCCGCTTGTAGAACCACGGGTCCGCCCGGTCCTCCGGGTTGGAGATCACGTCGCTGATTTCCACGAACGGGATCGAGCGGACCTGCACCCGGCCCGTGCGCGGCGCGGTGAACAGCGCGAGGAACAGGTTCCCGTCGGTGCCCAACGCCTTGTCCAACGCCAGCCGGGCCTGCTGCCCGGTGAACGACCGCCGGTTGCTCTTGTCGTCGAGGAACCGCTGCACGATGGCGTTGACGTCCTGCCCGCCGTCCTTCCCGGTCGCCCGGGCGGCGACCGCGACGCCCTGCCCCCACGTGTAGATGAACCGCAGATTCAGGCCGCGCTTTATGAGCGGGTTCTTGAGCGCCATGAGCTGGCACAGCGCGGCGATGCGCCTGAGCCCGTCGTGGGAGAACTCGACCTGACCCTCGGCCGCCAGCCTGCGCCAGCCGGCGTCCTCGAGGCTGAGCTCCAGCTCGGTGATGGTTTCGAGGAGGAGCACGTTCGTTTCGCGTTCCTGCCCGAGCGCCTCCGACAGATGCGCGATCTCGTGGCCGAGGACAGCGGCGGACTCCGCAAGCGCCGTCGAGTTAGCCGCCACCGGTCACCCCCTCCCAGAACTTTGTCCAAGGGTCTTGACATGCTGGGTGGCGCAGGCTAACGTTGTCTATGTAAGGACGACAACGAATCGAGGAGCCGGAAAATGACCTACGCAGACGGATACGCAGCAGCGACCACGTCCATCGAGATCCTGACCCAAACCCTCAGCTCAGACCAGATGCGCGTTCTCGCAGCTCAGAACATCATCCCCGTTCAGCACCGCGACCGCAGCGAGTACGACCACGGCGCAAGCGACGCGTGGGCCGACTACCAGGCACGCCAGCGCCGCCGCTGACCACACACTTCCCCGGCCGGGGGACCCGCCCCCGGCCCCGACCCCGAAAGGGGGTGGCCCAGTGGCCACCATCACCACCTCCGAGCGCGACGTCCGCGAGTTCGCGACGAGATCATGACCGAGTATCTCGACACCGCCGCGGTGGCCCGCATGCTCGACGTGCGGGCCGAAACGGTCAGCCGGTACAAGCACCGCGACCCCACGTTCCCCGACCCCGACATCACGCTGTCCGGCCGGCCCGGCTGGAAACGCTCCACCATCCGCGCCTGGATGCGCCAACGCCCCGGCCGCGGTGCTGGTGGCGGCCGGCCCAGCAAGGACGCTCAGTACCGCGCCATGTAGCCGAACGCGTCGTCCAACGACTCGTCCTCCACGATCTGCTCCTCCAGCAGCGGGTTCAGCAGCAGCCGGTTGATCGCCTGGGAGAACGCGTCCACTTGGTCGTCATGCGCCGAATTAGGGAACGCCGCGAGTTCCTCGATCCACTCGCCCACCCATGGCGCCAGCTCGTCCGCTGGCACGTGCACGTTCCCGGCCTCCGCGAATGGGCTGACGGCCGACGCCCGCGCCAATTTGCTGCCGTCCGGCTGCACTGGCACCAATCCAGGCACAATCCGCGCCAGCGCGTTGATGACCGCAGGGCCGTTCGCGGTGTCCTCAACCAGCTTCAACACCGCCTGCGGCCACCTGGCCGACAACGACCGCACCGCCGCGCACGTGTCCGTGAACGACATCCGGCCCCGCACCTGATCCAGCAGATACGCGTCCACGCCACGGCGCATCCACACCTGCCCCACCACGAAGTCGGAGCCCTTCGTGTCCTTGAATGCCATGTCCCACGACTGCACGATCTCGTGATCCGCGCCGGGCACGATCCGGGCGCCGTCCGCCCGGTCGATCCACAAAGGGTGCTCGAACCGGCGCCACCAATGCCGTTTGAGGATGCCGCCCTCGGCCGGCGACGGCCGGCCCTGGTACAGCGACGCCCATGTTCTGGCCCCCGACCGGACCTTGATGGCCTCCCACTGCGCAACCGTCCGCCCGCGGGCCGAGGCCATGAACTCGCCCGGCTCCCGGCCCAGCGGATCCGACTCGCCCCGCTCCGGCCGGTAATCCGCCTGCGCCGGGATGTTCAGCACCCGCCACAGCGCCCCGTCCTCCGCCGCCAGCAGCCGACCGATCAGGTCGTCCTCATGCCAGCGGGTGGCGATCACCACCACCGGCGCGCCCGGTGCCAAACGGGTGGAGGCGACCTCCAGCCACCAGTCCCACACGTTCTGCCGATAGGTCTCCGAGTCCGCCTCCCGGCGGTCCTTGATCGGGTCGTCGATCACCATCAGGTTCGACGGCCGGCCGGTCAGCGCGGTGCCGATACCGGCCGCGTACACCCCGCCGTCGTGGCCCTGAACCTGCCACTCGTGCTGCGCCGCCACGTCGATCCGCACCCGCAGGCCCAGCTCCGGATGCCCGACGATCGCGTCGCGGATCGACCGGCCGTTGCGGCGCGCCAGGTCGTGCCCGTAGGAGGCGACCACGATGCGCCGGTCCGGGTCCTGCTGCAGCGCTTTGACCGGGAACACCTTCGCCACCCGGACCGACTTGCCCTCCTGCGGGGGCATCGACAGGATCAGCCGACCGTCCGGGATGTCCAGCAGCAGGTCCAGCTCGGCGTCGATCCGGTCCAGCGCCGGGGTCTGCACGGTGCGCGGGTCGAGGATGCGGGCCAGCTCGGCGAGCGGCTGCGCCCGCCGCAGCTTGCGCGGCTCGAACGCCCGGACCATGTGCTCGAACGCCAGATCCAGCGACACCGGTCCACCTCACAGCGCCCGGGCGTGGCGGCGCTGCGCCAACAGCAGCACCCGCCTGATCCGCCGGTCCACGCACCCGGCGTGCGCCCGGCCCGGCCGGGCCGTGCGCTGGCATGTGCCGCACACCCTGCGCGGCCTCACGCCGCCTCCACCAACGCCCGGCGCAACACCGCGCCCGGCAACGGCAGCCATCGCAGCGGGGCCCGGCGGTCCAGTGCCTCGCACCGGGACCAGCACAGCGACGACACCGCCACCCGGTCTCACCGCCTCGCCTGGAACCGGGGCCCGGCCCCGGCAACGTGGGGAACGACAGGCCGGGCCCCGGGTGTGTGGGTTACTCTTCGCCGCCCGTCTCGTCCTCCGCCGGTATCGGCGCGGCGACGGGCTCGGGCTCGAACGTCAACGTGTATGCCCGGCCGGGCTCGAACCTGTCCGCGACATCGCCGCGCAGCAGCATCCGCAGCTCAAGCGACGGGGTCGCCGCCGCCCAGTCCTTGTTCCGCCCGTCCTGGTAATCCGGGCAGAAACCCACGGTGGCCTGCCGCTCGGTGCCGTAGGTGAACTCCTGCTTCAGGTTGCACACCACCTTCGCGGTGATCACAGCGCCTCCTCGGGCACGCGGAAGCCCCGGCACTCGGGAGGAAGACCGGGGCTAGTGGCGGGTGTCGGAGTCGAACCGACCTGGCTCGGCGTATGAAACCGTTCAGCACGACCGGTGCTGCTACCCGCTTCGGTGGTTGCTGGCGATAGATCATCCAGCTTCGCGATCCTATGGAAACCCCTAGAACCTCAAGATGCAAGTTCCTCATCTTTCCCGGCCTGTCGGGCGGGTCGCGGCCGACCCTGCCGCGCGGCACGCCGGGTGTCCCGCTCCACGTCCAACGCGTCCGCCTTGGGCACCAACCGCAGCCCCGCCAGACTGATCACGCGCAGCCGACCGTCCCGGATCCATCCGTTGACGGCCTGCGGTGACCGACCGCAGATGACAGCGGCCTCCGCGACGGTCAGCCATGACCGGGCCACGTCCGGGACGTCATCAAAGCGGGCAGCGGTCACAGCGCGAGCCCCAACTGCGCGCCGTCAGGCGGGATCGGGGCGGGCATCCCGTCCGGCAGCAGCTGCAGCGCGACAAGGCCCGACCCCGTGTAGCCGACCGGTTCGAACCCGGCGCGGCGGAAGCACCGGCCCGGGTCGCGCTTGCGGCGGACCTTCGACGGGTCAACGAACGTGACCATGCCGAGGTCGGGCACGTCGGGCCACTGCCAACGAGTCGCGGCGACAGCGGCGGTGATCAACTCGGAGGACAGCACCGCGCCTTCGTTGCGGAACGCGGAGCACACCCAGGCCCCAGCCCACGCGTGCTTCACATACTCAGCGAACGGCCACGACGTGATCCACAGCGCGGTGTCAGTGGTGAGAACGAGGCAACGGCCGGGAGGGACGAACTGCGGGGCACCGATCGCCTGCCGGTTGTAGTGCCGGTCAGCGATGGCCCGGGCATGCGGGTCTGCCCGCCATGACATGTGCCAGCTCGTTGTCACGACACCGCCCGCGCGGTCGCCGCCACCATGTCGTCGTACTCCTGGAGCGTGAGCAGCCGCCCGCACGTGTCGACCTCGCATTTCACGTGCTTATCCCCACCCTTATGGATCAAGGACCGGCGGTTACAGCGCGGACATGGGATCGGCTTCCGGACGGTGTCCGGGCTAGTCCGCGACGCCTCCTGCGCCATCCGGTGCAGCCGCAGGATCTCCGCGCCGAAGTCGACGGCCATAGGCGAACCGAGGATCCCGTCGAGGTGCCGGGTGAGCCAGGACACGCAGCCGATGCCCCTGGGCGCTGTCCGACCCCTCAGCGGCCGCGCGGGCCACTGCCTGAGATCCCGGTAGGCCTGCTCCCATTCCTCCAGCGTGGTGAGGATCTCGTCCACGTCGTCGGCCTTCGGCGCCGGGCTGGGCGAGCCCGCGCTGCCGGACACCTTGTCGCCGGCCTGGCCGCGCTTACCGGCGACCTCGGCCTCCAGGATCGCGGTCAGGTCGTCGAGCTCGGCCAGGCACGCGCGGATGATGCTGGCGCAGCGGCGACACCACACGGGCTGGCCGGGCTCGGGCCTGAGGGTGTGCGGCTGAGGCGGGTCGCTGTCCTCGCCGCCCAGGACCCGGTTCATGTGGCCGGCCACCGCGGCCCGGTACGCCTCCTCGGCCTTGCGGTGGGCGGCGTTGCACGGGCCGGGGCAGTTGCTCATTGCCGCCTCCGCAGCAGCAGCCCGCCGCGCTGTACGTGGTCACGTGTCTCGGCGTCCAGACCTTGCACGGTCCGGGGCCGGAACCATTCCCAGGCCGGTTCGGGGATGTGCGCTGGCCGCGGCCCCTGCGGGTACATCATCGACCCCGCTGTGCCGGGGCAGTCGCCCTCGCGGCCGGATGCTCGGCAGGCGAGAAACATCGGGGTGACACCGTCGTCCACGTCGATGGTGACGGTCAAGCCACCGCAGTCGCGGCACCGGTAGGCGTTCTCACGGCCGTTGAACCCGGACGGCGAGTTGGGGGGCGGGGGACTCGTCCGACCGGTCCCGAGTCGTCTGCGGTTGCTCACCCGAACATCGCCTCCTGAACCTCGACGCCCCGGCAGCCGCCGCACACCGGGTCGGCCGCATCCGGGGGCACCTCGAGCCACAGCTCGGCTGGCACGAGCTCCCGGCCGCACACCGTCCAGCCCGACGGGTAGCCCTCACCTGGGCCGGGCAGGACGGTGTCGCGGCCGTGGTCGAGGAGGTGCGCGCCGGACCAGGGCTCACGCGCCGAGGCGACGAACGTCATCGCCTCATCACCTTCAACGCTTGCGCCGCCCACCCGCCGCAGTAGTCCGCCGGCGTGCCGTCGGCCTTGTACGGCCGGCCGTCGATGATCGGCGGCGAATACGCGAACGGCGACCCGGGCACGGTCGCCCCGGACGGGTGCCGCCAATGGGTCGGCCGGCGGATGCCCTGGTGGCACCAGAACGGGTCGCCAGACTCAACCAGTCGCCGCAGCAAATACTCGTCGCCGGCCGCCTTCGGATCACCCGTGCGTTCCGGGCTGCCGGGCCGGTACGCGCAGTCCACGCACATCGACGGCCGCACGGCCGCGTCCAGGTCGGTGCGCGGCTCGGTCTGCTCCACCTCGTACACCGACTCCCAGCAGGTACACCGGGCCGGGCCGTACTCGGCGGAGCCGTAACAGCAGGGCACCTCGGCGTTGCCGACGTCCGGCCAGTCCCCGTCGATGCATTTGTCCATGCACATGAAACCGCCGTCGCTCACAGCAGCCCTCCCGCTGGCCCGTCCTTCGGCATGCCGTCCCGGTCGGCCCCGCAGCGGCAGCAGAACCAGCGGATCATCGCGTCCGCTGGATGCCACCAGTGCCCGCCCGCCTGGCGGCAACGCCGCTCACGTCGCCATTGGTGCCACCACGACGAGTCGCGGATCGGCGGGGCGGGCATCCACACGCCGGGCGCGACCTCCTGCTGGATCGGGTGCTCCGGATGAGTCGTCTGGCTCATGTCAATCCTCTCGTCTCAACGTCGACCACCGGCCGGGGCAGCACGCACCAGTCGCAGCCGCACCCCGGCGGGCACTCCTCATCGGCGTCGTCGAGGCAGAGCAGACACACCTGCCAGTCGTCCCATTCGGTCAGGAGGCCGCAGCGCACGCAGATCACAGCCCGGTCACCACCCTCAGCACGCGGAAGAACCCGCGCACCACCCGACCGCGCCAGCCGTCCGCCTCCCCGATGTCGCGGATCGACAGCAGGTTCGGGCACAGCGCACGCGGCTTGACCGTCATGCTCGACCCGAGGTACGGCGTCTTCGCGCTCGTCGCCTTCCACGCCGCGGCCCGCGCATCGGCGCACGACGGGCAGGCGTACAGGTCGCCGCCGTCCCACGACCTGTCCTGCGAGCAGTCCGCGCCGCAGTACCGGCAATGCGGCCCGGTCGGCGCGGTGGACTCGGTGCCGCCGATTCGCTCATCCGGCGCGTCCGGAGGCGTGACACCGGACCCGCCGGGTGGCGGTCGATCTGGTTTCGCCCTGTCGCTGACTGGCTGACCCGGCGGACGCTGCGGCCTGCCGGAGGTCCAGTCCCAACGCCACATCACGCCGCACCTCCCGCCTCGAGCTCCCCCGCCGCCCCGAACAGCCGGCGGATACCGGCCGCCACCACCACCCGCACCGCCTCATCGTCCGGGTCATGACCCAGCTCGGCCAGGATCCAGCGCTGCGCCTCCGCCAACCGGTCACCCTGCTGCTCAGCCACCCGCACCATCCGATCCCCCAGCTGCGCGTCGTCCATCACCTTCGCCGTCGCCCTGAGTTCGGCCTCGGCGCGCCACAGCAGCTCCACCCACACCGCCGGCTTCTCGAACCGGCCCGTCATGTCGGTCTGCTTCAGCTCGCCGACCGGCAGGCTGGCGACGATCGCGTGCAGGAACATCACCTGCCCCACCCAGCGGGCCAGCTGGTCGGTCAGGACCTGGCCGGGTGGCTGATCCTGCGGCAGATTCCGGTCGGCGAGGTATGCGGCGATGGACCGTTCCGCGGCCTGCGCCTCGAGGCGGCGGGCGGCGGCGGCGATGACTTGTGGGGCGTGGCCGCCGTGGCGGGGGCACACCGCCGATCCGTTCCGCGGGTATCGCATGCATGGCTGCTCGGCTTGGTTGTGCGCGGTGCAGCGTGGATGCGGTTTCCCGCAGCGGGGGCAGTCGATGGGGTCGGTCATCATGCTGCTGCGATCTCAGAACGGTGGTTCGTCATCGAGCCGCTCCTCTTCTCGATTCGGGGCCGGGACCGGCGGCGAGGCGTCGAGCGGCGGCAGGGGGTCGTGGCATTTGTGATCAGCGACCACATGAGCGTCGGTGCCGGCGGGTCGTCCGGTGATCCTCAAAGCGTCGCGGCGGTTGATCTCGTAGTGGTCGCCGCGCCAGGTGAGCTGGTAGGTGGCGCGGCCGGTGAGGAGCGCGGAGGCCTCGCCGCAGGGTTCGAGGGGGTGGGGGTCGCAGGTGGCGGGGAGAGCGGCCCGGTCATCGTCGAGGCCTCGGAGGACTACTTGCCCGCAGTTGCGGCAGAGGGTGGTGCGAGCGCGACGGCTGATGCCGTCGGGGTTGTGGCGGCCGATGGTTTCGAGGTGGGTCTGCAGCCAGGTGGGGATCATGTGGGGATTTCCTCCTGGATGGTGCTGGCGGAGCAGAGGTCGGCGGTGGCGCCGCAGGTGAGGCAGACCTCGCCAGGTGTTTTCGGTGTCCAGGGCGGACACGCGGCCCGTGCGGGGTTTGCGGGCTTTGCGGGGTCTGTTTCCGGCCCACGCTCATGGCCATTTTCTGTTGATCTTTCCCCTAGTCCGGTTTGTACCGTATTGATCTGGAGGTCTTCTCGCGCGGTGAGGAAATTAGAACCCGCAAACACCGCAAACCCCGCAGGTTCATATCGCTGGACCCGCCATAACTTGATCTTGTCGTGGGCGTTTTGCCCGGCCTGCCGGACCGACAGGTCACCCGCCCAGCGGCCATCCCGGTTGGCCAACCAGCGGCCCAACGACTTGCCGATCACCGACAACCCGGCCTTGGACCTGGCCGCCTTGTCCGCGAGATCGGCAGGCAGCGCGTCGAGGGGGATCGGGTGCGCGGCCTTCCACTGCCTGACGATTTCGCTGTCGTCGGCGAACCGTGCCGTGTCGTCGCCGGTGTCGACCTTGGCCAGCAGCTCCTTGACCGACCACGTGCCCTCGCCGAACGCGGCCTGGGCGGCAGCGAGGAAGTTGTGCCAGTCGTCGTCGTCGGTGCCGACGTCGAGTCGCGTGTCATCGTGATCGAACACCCCGGGCATGCCCGCATGGGCGAGGATGCCGCGGATGGTGCGGACCCAGGTCGTGTAGCTGTCGCTGCCTGCCTGCCCGCCAAGCGGCTTACCGGCGATGATCCAGGCGCGGGCGAAGGTGAGCAGCGCGGCCAGGAGTTCGCCGCGGCGGTCCCGGACCCAGGTCTCGAGGTCGGTGATGGCGAAGCCGGTGCGGCGTTCCGGGTTGGGCACACCCGGGTCGATTTCGACGGGGATGGTGCGCCGGGGCAGGTCACCGCCGATCGCGATGTTGTTCCCGGTGATCATCCACAGCCGGTCGTTGCGGCGGGAGATCATCTCGTTGGAGCCGAGCCGGCGGTCGTCCCATTGGGGGGAGGTGAGCAGCCCCGACAGGGTGGAGGAGCGGAGCACGCCGGTGACGTTGTCGATGTGGATGACGGGGCCGGTGGTGACGTCGAGGATCGCGCTGATCTGTTTCCGAAGTTCCGCGTCGTCTTCGGGCATTTCGGCGCGGAACACGCCGCCGTGGATGATGCGGTTGACGGTGGCGAGGAGGGTTTTGCCGCTGCCGGGTTGCGGCGCGGTGATCGCGGTGAGCTTGTACGGCGGTGGTGTGATCTGGCGGAGCAGGGGGGTGAGCAGTGCCCCGAGGTAGTTCGCCTTGTGGTGGTCGGTGACGAACGGGAACCCGGCGACCATCTCGTGTATCAGCGCGACCGCTGCGCCGAGTTGCGTCGTGGTGGGTGTGTCGGGGACGGGGGGCATGTCGAAGCCGGGTTCGGGGAGGTGGAGGAGGCCGCTGGCCTGGTCGTAGCCGGGGGCGGTGAGCATGGTGCCGTCGCGTCGCAGGATCGGGGTGTGGGTGACGCCGCGTAGCCTGCGAAGGTTGGGCAGCATGTCGGGCACGTCTACCGGGATTTTCGCGGCGGCGGCGGGGAATGTGGCGTGCACCTTGACGGGGTCGTCTTTCGGGCCGGCGCGCCGATAGCACCAGTACATGTAGGTCATCCTTGCGGCGAGCGCGGAGGCGGTGACGGGGCGGACCTGCGCGGGCCCGTCGGTGTCGTCGTCGTCGCCGGTGAGGGGGACGTACCCGTCTTCGTTCTCCCGCGGGGTGTGGACGATGTCTCCGGTGCGGTTGAACATGCCGGCGAGCCGGCCGGTGCCGGTGTTGTCGCGGAGCCAGTCGGCGGCGTCGGCGGGGAGAGTGACGTCGAACTCCGGTCGTGTCATCTCGGTGTCTGGCTGATCGGGGGCCGGTTCGTCAGTGTCGGGGCCGGCGAGTTCGCACAGGTCGCTGTCGGGCTTGGGTGCTGGCCCGCCGTAGCCCTGCCGTCGAAGTTCTTTGGCGGCGGTGCTGTAGTTCCCGCCGTGTTCGAGGTGGGTGTGTGCGGCGAACTTCGAGTAGGGCTTCTCGGTGTCGAAGATCGTGGAGGTGGAGAAAACGTAGAGCCGGTCCGCGCCGTCGGCGGAGGTGCCGGTGGTGGCGGAGATGACGGTGCCGGTCTTGCCGGGGCGGCACCAGCCGAGGCCGCCGCCGGTGAGGCGGCGGGTGATGCGCCAGCCGTGGGGTTCGAGGATGTCGGTCCAGGTGGCTTTCTGGTTGTAGTCGTCGCCGGGCCGGGCTCCTGTCCCGTCATAGGTCGCCGTGTTCTGGTTGCCCCATGTTTCTGCTGGCAAAGTTTCGGCGGGCATCTGGTCGAGCAGCGTGGCGACGGCGTGCAGGGCGTCGCGTTCGTCTTCCGAAATGAGGGGGATGGTGGCGGGGTCACCGACGAGGGCGGTCCAGGCTTTGCTGGAGGGGTGGGTGCGGCCGGCGGAGGGGGCGGTGATGACGTAGCCGCCTTCGCCGCGGGTTTCGATAAGGGTGTAGATCTTCTGGTCGGGGTTGGTCGCGAGTTCAGCTGTGGTGGC